GTAGTCTTATCTGTTAGAATAAGACGTTGCTTTTCGCTTGCGGGACCATAGACTTTCTTTTGTTTCTTTTCTGTCATATGTATTCCCTTAATATGAACAACAAAAAGCCACACAGCATCCCTGCCGTGCAGCTATATAATATTCGGTGGGGCCACGCCACTCTACCTTGCCAGCCCACTTTAGCGTCCATGCTGACGCCCTCAGCCTCTTGCCCGCTTTCGCGGTTATGCCCAATCGGAGCAAAGTCCCTCTAGGCAAATTATTACGTGTATTATAGGTCAGCCCACGTTGGCTTCTTGACCGTCCGACAAAGCGCTACAACCAGATTCTTTTACAATAGACCCGTCAGCATCCAGCTTCCATACAACGTTAGGGTCACACTCAATGTTTCCTGTAACGATAATCCCAACGTCTTTGTCGCCAACGTCAGACAGTTTGTCTACTTGAACTGCTTCCGAAGCCGTGTCTTTCTTACCGAAGATTGCATCGAAATTATCGTAATAGCTCTTCCAACCTGTGCCGCGCGGCCTATCGCCCTTTCCGGCGTCCGCATAGAATGTCTTAGTATCATCACTCATATCTTCTCCTTGTGTTCGTGCCGTCTTTCCGGCTGTCATCAATGAAGGGACACTCATTTATTCCCCGGCTGGGAGTGATCCACGCGAGCCATAAGGCTTTCTGCAATAGCTTCTTCAGGCGTGATGTTGTAAATGCCGGGCCAGATGCCCACCGCTCCACTGAATTTGTGGGCCAGCGCTCTTTGTGGCACGGAATTCCACCGTGCTCGTTAGCTTCTCTAAGAAGCCTCGTCAACCGTAAGGCTAACAATCTCTAAGGTAGTAGAGACGAGAGCGGAATGTCAGGCTTGAACTGACGACATTCTGATTGGAAATCAGATGCTCTACCAACTGAGCTAATCCCGCATATTCTGTTAAAGCACTATTTGCTGGATGTAGGACTCAAACCCACATTGTCTTTATTACAAGTAAAGTGCCTAATCTTTCAGCCAATCCAGCAAGTAATACTCTAACTTTAATTTTCAGGACGCCTCAACTGCCACAAAGCTGATGAGGAGGGGCACCTACCCTGTAGAGGAAGCGTCTTGAAAACGGCCTCTTGTGGAAGCCGAATGCCAATTCTGTAAGAGCTAAAGGCATGCTCTAAAAGCTGTTCCTTCACTAGCATGCAGAAAGCTTCTAGGAGAGGGTCTTGGCTGTTATACTGCACCAGATGAAGTCGGGGAGTCTGTGCGTGTACCGGTGTGCTAGTCATGATTGCTATTGGGTAGCAAAGAGAATTATGACACATCGAACCCATCTTGTCAAATCTTATTTACGTTACCCATGTCAATTACAGGCGCATCCCTGAATTCCTCAGAAATGTTCTCAAAATCCAACGCTGGCGTGTCGTCATCTTCCCGCGCTGTAGAGCCAGCCCCAATCAGCCCACTTGCCTTCACTTCCAGCAGCAGACGCTTCAACTCGTCGGCATTAATCTCGTTAGACGTATCTACGTAGAACTTCAGCAATTTCTCCGCTGCAAGCATACGTACACGCTCATCCTCACTGTCAAGCCCTCGCTCTAGCGTCTCGATGGCCTTCTTACTAATCTTCTTCAAGCTGCTAACAAGCTTCTTAAGCTCGTGGTCTTTCTTGAAGATCGCCTGTTGTTTTGTTGGTACAAGTTCACTCATGTGAACATCCTCCTTAAAATTCTTAACTGAGAAGAATTGTATCAGCTGAAGCCATTCTTGTCAATTTTAGGTTGACACAACAGTTCTGACGGTGTACTATCCACTTCACTTGCTGCTTCGCAAGCCACTTTAAGGAGATTATTATGATCGTCACCACCTGCACTGGTAAGATTGTTGATACAAACTCTCTACAACGCAAACGTGAAAGCTTCATCGTTGTAGACGAAGAGGGGACACCTCTGTGCGGACGTTTCGCACCACGTACCACACCAAATATGTATGTTGCAAAGCTGCAACAATTTAAACAGGAGACTGAATATGCTTAAAAATGTAAAAGTTTATTTTCGTGATAATGGCAAGCCTGCCAGCACAAATGTAGACTACGCAGACAGCTACAACCGTGCAATCTGGTGTGTTCGCGAGCAAATTCTTGGCTGCACAGATCACTGGTGGGATGTAAAAGGTCCAGTGATGGCTGTTGTGCAAAAGGAAATCTAATGACCCTGCTAGACGACATTGTAGAGGAAGCTGCACGCCACGAGCAGAACATTGCAGACTTTGAAGACTTAAGATTTGCTGAAATTTATATTGATGACAGCACACCAATCCGTAAGACTAACAAACAACAGAAAGAAACTAAATGACAGACCTTATCGAAACCACCTCCGCAGATCGCACCACCGAGTACAAATCCATCGTAACTACAAACTTCTATGAAGCTGTTGTAGAAGTTGCAAAGAGCGCTTCGTATGGCTGGATTGTAGACCCTGATCGTGACCCTTTCTACAATTTCGTAATCTTTGAAGTGCATCTTATCCGTAATGCTGACACGATTGCTGCCGCCAAAGCTCACTTTGAAGCCTCTATTGAAGGCCGTGACGTGATGACGACACAGAAGCGGGTTGAGAATATGAACAAGGCTCGTGAAACTCGTATGAAGAATCTTGCGGCTAAGAAGGCTAACAAAGGGGATGGTGATGAAGGTGAAGTTCAGTAATGCTGAAGTGGAAATCTACAAGCTGCGTAAGGGCACTGTTGTCAAGTACGACTACGGCTTTGGGCACATCTCTGACATCGGTGCAGTGGACCTCCTAGAAGAAGGGTTTGTCGCAACTATATACGTAACAAGTTTGGGGATTGAGGAACGTTGTTATTCTAGTGACGTGGAATGGTTGGAAGTATAGAATGAGATACTACAAAGGTGAGTTTTTGTGTATGGTAGATGGAAAGGTATGCCGAGAATACCAGTGTTGGAAAAGCATGCTTGAGAGAGCATTTAATCTGCACGGACACTGGGATAAATGGCCCACGTATGCAGGATGCAGCGCGAGTGAGAACTTTAAGGACTACCAATTCTTTGCAAAGTGGTGCAACGAGCAGAAGGGTTTTAATCTACGCGACGAGAATGCAAACGTATGGCAGTTGGATAAAGACCTACTCGTTCCCGGAAACAAGGTGTACAGCGAAGAGACTTGTGTATTCTTACCTCCTAAACTGAACTACATTCTGCTTGATTGCAATAAGGCCCGTGGCAGTCTTCCGGTTGGGGTGTATTTCGAGAAAAGGTGTGGGTCTGGTAAATTTAAAGCTCAACTCAGTGAGAGCGGCAAGCGTATTAACCTAGGGAGGTATAACACCGCCGAAGAAGCGTTTGCAGCGTATCGAAGTGCAAAAATCGAGTACGTCAAGCGGGTTGCTGAACAGTACAAGGCCGATTTGGACAGTCGTGCATACCGAGCACTTTGCTCCTACGAACCGCAAGTTTGACAGATTACAACATGTAGGATAAGATTGGAGTGTCTGACAAACCTGTTGGGCATTCCATTAACATTTTTACGAGGATAACTAATGTCCAACAATGCTAAGCGTCTTACACGAAAGCAGAAAACTGGCGAGCAGCCTGTTGTAGAGGTAGTTGCAGGGGAAGCTGTTGTTCCTGTGCAACAAAAGCAACTGACTATCAAACACGCCAATCCTCGGCAGAAGACGTTGTTACAATATCTGCAAGAAGGGCGACAAGTGGTGTTTGCTATTGGCTCCGCTGGTACAGGCAAATCTTTCCTTGCTGCTTACCACGGCTCTGAACTCCTGCGCACAAAGAAGATTGATAAGATTTTTCTTGTTCGTGCTAACGTTTCTACAGGTAAGAGTAACGGTGCATTGCCGGGGACTCTAGAAGAAAAACTGCTTCCGTTCTTCAAGCAAACGCTTGAGCATCTTGGTAAATTTATGGGCAAAGGCTTCCTCGGCTACTGCCTGACGAGCAAGAAAGTGGAAATGCTGAGTGTGGAACACATTCGTGGTATGAGCATTGAGAACGCTCTTGTCATTGTGGAGGAGAGTCAGAATTTGACCTCAGACGAGCTTGAAGCGATTCTTACCCGTATTGGCGATGGCTGTCAGCTTGTCCTCACAGGGGATCAGAAGCAGAACGATCTAAAGGGCAAGAGCGGGCTGATGGAGACGATTGCGATGATTGACGACGTAACAGGCAGCATGCCCGACTATCTGAGCGACGAAGATTTGCAATGCATGGCACAAAACATTGGCATCGTAACTTTCACACCTGACGATGTTGTGCGCTCTGGCCTCTGCCGTGCGTTCGTCAAGATGTACTACCATAACTAAGGAGGAACAAATGGAACAAAAGAAACTGTCTCGCTACGGTGATGATTCTAATCAATTCCCAATCAGCTACGAGCCGCACAAGTCTGGCACCTACCACATCTACTTGTTTGGTGCTATAGAGTGCCCTACACAGTTTATCGGTGCTATCGAAGTCATGCGTATGGCGTCTGAGAATGATACAATTGTTATCAACTTGCAGACCTGCGGAGGCTCTATTGATGCCACTGACACTTTCATCCAAGCAATGCGAGAGTGTGAGGCACCTATTGTTGTACGCGCATCTGGAGGGGTTCATAGCGCTGGTACGATGATTCTTCTAGAAGCAGACCACTTCACGCTGTCTGAGAATTTTAGCAGCCTTATTCACAACGGCTCTACGGGCTCTGGCGGAAAGTTCTCCGACTACAAGAGCGAAACAGCATTCACTGCAAAGTGGTTTGAACGCTCCTTGCGGGATACGTATGAGGGCTTTCTTACTGAAGGGGAGATCGAAGACGTGATTAAAGGTGTAGACATGTGGCTGGATGCTGACGAGTGGATGCGGCGTGCTCAAGCTCGTAACGAGTATGCAAAGCGCAAGATGGAAGAAGCTCAGCAACCTTCTAAGAAGCCTCGCACCAAGCGTATCAAGGCCGCGCAAGAACAACCTGTAGAATGATTTTTAGCCTCGCTTTGTGCGGGGCATTTTTATTTGTAGAAAACGCTTGCATTCTTATGGAAGGTGGGCTATTATGAAGCGTCAACACAAATTTAGGAGGTGGTTGTGGCAACAAGAAAATATGGTATATACAGAGAGGGTAAGTATAAAGGAAGTGTCAATGGAGTACATACAAGAGAAAAAGAGTACTGGACAAAAATGTTAGCAAGGGCTTACCCAGGAAAGACGTGGGAAAAGCGTCCAACTTACGTAGGCTGCTCTTGCACCCCGCTATTCAATGAGTTTCAGTTGTTTGCAGAGTGGTGTAATACTCAAGTAGGTTTTGGTAACGAAAGTTGGCATTTAGATAAAGACCTTCTAGTAAAAGGAAATAAAGTGTACGGAGAGCACACTTGTGTTTTCTTACCGCCTGAAATTAACAATATGCTGGTTACAAGAAAAGATGAGCGAGGTGCCTACCCAATAGGAGTTACAATGCGATGCAAGAAAACTCCTAGATTTATCGCACAATGTAATAACGGGACAGGAAAGCCACAAGTTCTAGGTTTCTTTGACACACCAGAAGAAGCACACTTGGCATATAAATGTTTTAAAGAAGCCCATGTAAAATCTGTAGCAGAAAAATACAAAAACCTGCTGGATGTACGTGCATATTCTGCACTTCTAAATTTCACTGTGGAGATTACAGACTGATGAGTAAGTTTCGTATAAGTCTACTGAATGGCGGGCATTTCGATTATGAAGAACCTGAGAAAAGCACATACACCATAGAGGATATTGCGAGGGGTCTTTCGCACACAGCCAGATTCTCTGGACAAACTGATAGACCTTATTATGTGAGTCAACACAGCGTCCTCGTAAGCAAGCTTGTACCACCTGAACATGCTTTGGAAGGACTTATGCATGATGGTACAGAAGCTTTCCTGTGCGATGTCCCCAGCCCTCTGAAACGTATGCTTCCAGGCTACATCGAGCTGGAGAAGCGCGCTGAAGCTGACATGTGCAAGCGCTTTGGCATGAAGTTTCCCTTTCATCCAAGTATCAAGGAAGCGGATATTCGTGTCTTTCTGGCTGAACGTAGGGATATGCAGCCATGTGTTACGGAAGTTTGTTATGATGGCTATGAGGCTTATCCTAATAAAATTATTGCATGGGACAGCCACATGAGCTATATTTACTTCATGCGCAGATTTAAGGAGCTTACGAAATGAAAGACTTTCTGTATTGTGCCGCTGTTACTATTGTTATGCTGCTTGTTGGTATTGGGGTTCTGCCTGATATGGTGGATGTATGAAGTTCTATATCATGTGTTTCATCTGCGGGTATATGATTGGGCAGACGTTTATTTATTGGTATTGTTAAGGAGGGTGTATGGAAATTTCTGTATTGCAGAGTTTGATTGATCGGACGAGTAATGAGATTGAGAACAAGACAGGATATCTTCGCTTTTTGAAGGAGTGTGGGGAGTATGACGATAAGTCCAATGATGTCCGATATGTCCAGCGGACGATTGCAAAGCTTGTTAAAATTCAGAAGGCTCTTAAGAAAGAGATTGCTGATGGCTTGTCTAAACGCCGCTTGACTTTTGCACAAGCTAAAGAACACAAACGAATTGAGCGAATTCAATCCAAGTGTCAACATGAATACGTTGACAAATCCGAGTGGTGTGACCATCCGTCAAAATTTGAATGCAACAAATGTGAGCACGTGAAGTGGGTTTATTAATATTGCAAATTAGGGAGGCTGTATGATTAAGCGACAATATATTGTAGACTGTGAAGTGATGCAGAGTAAACCTAAATGGTCAACATTGAGCTTTGAGTTGACAAGCTGGCTTCCTATGGAGGCTGGTAAGTTTTCAAAACACGTGCGAGACGAGGTGGCAGATTATCACAAATGTGATGTTGGGGATGTTCGCATTGTTAGAGTTTTTAAGTTATGAGTCAAATCAAATATAACCTTGATAACGTACGTCTGTGCGCATGTCTTGGTGCAATGTACGGAGAACCTTATTGCCCTTGCGAGATGAAGAATAGAGGACTCCAGAGCGAGATGGATAGCAATCCTATTCGCAAAGCTGCTGAAAAACGGGATGCGGAAAGCTATCGCAAGTTCATGGAAGAGGGTGGCTGGGAGAAGCTGTTTGGTACGAGGAAGGATGAACTAGATGACTAACGACATCACACGTTACGAGGTGAATGAACACGGGGAGATTTCTCTTTCTTATGGCAGGTATGTGAGGTATGAGGATTATGAGGATTATGAGGACAGAGTGCAATGGCTACTGGAGAAGGTCGAGAGACTTGAGACAAGACTGAGGGATTGTTACGATGACTACACACTTGAATATGAATTTTGGGGTATGTGATGGAAATTGAACGTTACGACACATATAAAGAGGGCATGTCTTGCAAATGTGAGGTTGGCAAGTTTGTTCTTTACGAAGATCATCTTGCCATTGTTGAGAAGTTGAAGGAGGAAATTGAAGAAGCTTACGAACGGGGGTTCTTCAATGGCGCTTGTACAGGATATGGGCAGTGCTGAGTTGTAGCCCCCGCCGCTCGCAGGCTCACTAGGGGAAGCTCTGGCGGGCTTTATTTATAGGAATATTATGATTATCGTAGATAAAAATATTTGTTTTGAATGCAGTGCACCTGCTGAAGAAGATCACCACGTCATTCCTCAAAGTATGGGAGGTAAGAAAACTATCCCGCTTTGCAGTACATGCCATAGTCTCGTGCATGGGCTTGGCGAAAGGCGTGACCAACACAAGGAGCTTACCACACGAGCTTTGAATAAGAAGATGCCATTCAACTTCTACTACGTATGGTGGCACTACTTCAAGTGTGTAGACGAAGGTGATTGGAAGGATGTTAAAGAACTTGCTGATGACTTAGAGTGTGGAGTAGAGCCTATCAAAAATCGTATCAAAAGATTGAAGGAGATGGACTCATTGTTCCTGCAAGAAATATCCTTGCCTTACATGGGGTACGAGTACTACGGAACTTCGCTGTTCAACCTTGAACCTTATGATCTTACAGATGATGACATTCTTAAGATTAATGCTAACCGTGAGTTGATTTCAAGAAATATTGAAAAAGAGCTTGGCATGACAGCCTAACTTGTGTAAAATGGCGTTCATCAAATATCTAAACAGGAGAACAACATGAAGAACGTCATTCTTTACGCAAGAGTGTCGGGACGGGAGCAAGGCAAGAGTGGGCTTGGTATCGCTCACCAGATGGAAGAAATGAAACGCTTCTGCACTGCAAATGGACTAATGATTGTTGGCGAATATCAGGAAGTGATTTCTGGTAAGTATTATCTTGATCGTCGTCCTGTGCTGAAGCAAGCTGTGGAGAAAGCGCAGCGATTGAGCAATCGTAAAAACGGAGACTGCTATATCCTTACCAGCCGTCTCGATAGGCTCTCTCGCGAAACTGGCTTTATTTGTGAATTGCTTCGTCAGGATATTAAATTCATCACGGCTGAAACTGGAATTGACTGTGGCCCCATGCTTCTTCAGATTCGTGCCTCTGTGGCAGAAGAGGAACGCAGGAAGGCAGCAGACAGAAGCAAGGGTGCATGCTCAGTGAAACGCCAACGCGGCATTCCTATGGGGATGAAGATTCCTGCTGTGCGTGCTCACAAGGAGCGCTCTCTTGCTCTGTGCAAAGAATCTATCGTGCAAGAGGCAAACAGCTTTGCTGATTTCATGAAGCCGACTATCACGATGCTTCGTCAGAATGGCTACAGTGTGAATGCGATTGCTGACTATCTGAACATGCATAATTTCAAAACTCAACGTGGTGGTAAATGGTGGGCTAAATCTGTGGCAAATATCATGTCTCGCTGGGAAGATGTTTCTTAATTTATAAGATCAAATATCTGCTATAGTGTTTTGTTTATAAAGATATTTTCATAATTTGTGGGCGGGTTGCTGCCGTTTGTTGGGAGGGTGCTTTCGGGCATACCTCCTTTTTGCATTTTTTGGGATATAAAATTTTTTTGAGAAGTAGCCCTCTTTTGAGGCAAATGGGATGGGTTAGGTCGATAAATATCACTGAGGCGATCGCGTGGCTTAATGGGGCCAGCCCATGCGAAACACCGCCGTAGAGCCTGTCCAGAAATATCTGCGTGGGAGACATCCACCTTTGGAATGGGCGTCTCTACGGCCCTCCTAGGTCCCTTCCTGAGCCTTTGTACAATCGTGTACGGCTGCACCATCTTACACAAACCACTGTATGCCCTGCCATACGTGCCCACTCGTGGCCCAATAGCCTACCCTCTCCAGCACTCCCCCGTCGCACACTTGCCCTCCTCCACCCTGCCCATCCCCACACAATCCCCTCTCTAGCGCCTCCTAAGCCCCTTCTCGGCCCTCCTATCCCCATTCTGCGCAGCTTCCCTGTCTCACCATCTCTGACCCCCTCTATCGCGCTGTCCTGCTGCTGCCATGTGCCCTTTCGCCTGGGCAGGGGCTACATATGTGCGTACACACTGTCGAAGACAGGCTTCTCGTAGAGATGACACTGCTACAGATAGCACTTTGGCAACACATAACTCGTTGGTTATGAATAGTGTCTGTTACGGATCACCCCTCGTTGATGACAAGGGTTTTCGGATTTTGAGTCAGGGACGAGTTTTCGTCAAACACGGAACACAGTCTATAATCTAGACCTAATAGCACTCTGTCCCTAATTAACCTATCTGACACGCTATACAGACACACAAAAAGCCCTCGCACAAAAAAGAGCCCCGAAAGGGGGCGCCTAATTGTGTTGCTTACTAACTCTGCTTACATGATACCGGCCCGCTTTAGAAGCCCTTGCAAGGGCTTTACATTATCCTCACGATACCTAGCTGCTCTTTCTGCTGCATAGGTGCTGCCGCTGTCTTCGATAGCCTTTGCTACTGCCTCTTCTTCTATAATCTCTGCTTTAATCTTGTTGGCATTCTTGATAGTCGTTGCTTTCTCTCTTTCCTCCAAGCATACAGCACACTTGCGCCACGTATTAGGGTCGTAGGTGACGTGTTTGCACATGATTATTCTCCGTTGCTGTCATAAGCGTGTTGATAACCGAAGCTCCACTCTTGCCACTCAGCGGACCACTTCTCATATGGGCAATCTTCGTAGGCAACACCGTCATAGCAGGCATTCCAGCCTTCGTAATACTCTTTAGGCTCAGTCTTATTATTTGCCTGTTTCTTCTTAGCCATTTCGCTCTCCCTCGTGTTGTTCGCTACTGAGACTTCAGTATAGCAGCCCTACAGCAGATTGCAAGCACAATAAGCACTTTAGAGCCCCTACTCTAATCCTTCCACTTCCCCTTGTCCCTCCAAGCACTCCTCACAACATACCCAATTGCCACAATAGCAATAACCCCAACAGGAACAAACACTAGGTATTCGAGGATGTCTTCGTAGGTCATGTTATGCTTTCTCCACACTCAACAACAAGTCAATAAAACATTTCTCAGCAGCATCATGTCCTGTATGAGTGCTGATCTGTTCGCGTTTGATGTTAGTTGCGACGTACTGCCCGCCAGTAGCATAATGCACATCACCAACGTATTTACCATCTACAAAAACACCGTAGCTGCGACCGTTTGCTCGTGCTTTGGCGTTCATACCCTCAGCAACAATCGTTTTAGTGTCAATCATCCAACCATTCACCGAAGGATTGCCAGCCTTGACACCGCGATATTCTACAGGAGTAGTTGCAAACTTAGTCATGATGCGCTCCTTAACATTGTGTTTATCCAATAGACACATCATCTCACACTAGAAATCACCCTGTCAAGCGTTTTAAGCACGCTAAATGTAAACAATCTTCCGTTCCTTAGCGTACAACACATCTTCCCTCTTAATCTCTGGACTATCCTCTAGCAGCCTCTCTATCGCTTCAAGCTTGCTGCCAGCACACACAATAGCTTTCTCCCATATGTAGCGCTCTAGCCCGATGTTCCATTGCATGTAGTTGACTTCGTACATGGCTGTTGCTCCTCACTGACAAGCGACTTCACATATCTTTCTAGTTTCTCCCAAGCTTCTTTCTCACGATGCTCGTTTTCGTTACTAACATAACCTGTAACACTGTACAGCATCTCATTACGCGATTGAACAGACGCATAGCTAGAAGCTAGCACGAGAATCTGTTTAGCTTGCTCTTGTGTAATCATATTTATTACTCCGTACCGATTAACTCAAGATTTTGTCTGTCAGCAAGATCATGCCTGTATTGATCAAAATCAATCATTACATCATTCTCATCCCTCAACACCCATCTCCCACCCATCTGATTATTGTTCGGTGTACGGGAATGGTATTCTCTTTTCATTATCCATCTGTTTGTTGGTGATGCATATACATCTCCTAGCATAATCATTGGTATTTTCATTCTTCCCTCTCTTCCGGCAACAAACAGAAATGTGTAGGCATGAACAAATGGGGCCAACGAATGAAGTCATCAGGACGCATGAACTCGTCAATATCATTCACCCAAACACACCAAGGATCGCTTGTATAAACGATCTTACCAAGATGCACATCAAACGCCTTCACAACAACATTTCGTTGCCCTTGACATATTCTCCAAGCTTGTCAATGCTAATCCATTTCATCACTGTTCCTTCACATCAAACTAATGTCGTACGTACGATACTCCACAGTTTCACCTGTGCATAGAGACACCGCCACCGTAACTTCCCCTGTGCTACTTAGTGCAAATCCTTCCACGTGTCCAATCAATCCTTCATTAGTCTGTATAACCACCCCTTTAGCAAATTGGCCAATATTCTCATCAAATCGAATGTTCATAATTATCTCTCCACAATCAAGCCCTTCTCAACACAGCATGCTTTCCATGCTTCCTGTTCTGTTTCATAGAACCATGATGCTCGATTATCGTAGTTAGCATCCTCAAACCACAGCCAGAGATAATTAGAATCAAGACTATTCTCTACAGAATAGCCTGCTGCAATTGCTATCTTTTTGTAGTTCATCATTTCTCCTCCCCAATCTCAATCATCGGCATTGTATTAACCTTAGCTTGCCACACAACAACATTAGTGTTTGTATTCAATGTTTCATCACGGAATACAATTGTAAGTCCTTTTCTGCTGCGAAGCAATAGGCATTCTAAATCATCCTCACGGAAACAAACATGGGCAAGGACTCGGTTTACGATGGCCTTGCGTACCCCATTCTTGCCCATAGCCTGCTCTGTATAGCACCCTCTGTCATAGCCAAGAATGTTAAGGCAATATGTTGTCTTCAAATGCATGTGAGCAAGAGGATTAGCACGCTCACTAGCCTTTGTAGCTTGTACAGACATACCCATTAGAGAGAATGTTGCAAGGCAAGCAATGATGATTTTATAGCCGTTGAGCATGTTATTTCTCCATGCTCAAGATAAGATCGATGAAGCATTTCTCGTGTGCATCATGTCCCGTATGTGTGCTAATTTGCTCGTGTTGGAGATTGATAGCAACGTACTGGCTTCCTGTAGCATAATGCACATCACCCACATACTCACCCTTCACAAACACGCTATAACTACGACCGCTGGCACGGGCTTTTGCATCAACACCCTCTGCAATGATAGTTCTAGTGTCAATCATCCAGCCATTTACGGAAGGATTGCCAGCCTTAATCCCACGGTATTCGGTCGGGGTAGTTGCAAACTTGGTCATGATGCGCTCCTTAGTGTTGTTTGTCATGCTGATGTCTGTACTATAGCAAAGACAAACAAGCACGTCAACAAGATTTTTATAAAATTCTTGTGCAAGGAATCACAAGCGAGACGTGTCAGCGTCGAGTCTTGGTTGTCTTGGATGCGAGGTCTTCCCGCAGACATGACAACATCCAATCAATCCATTGCAAGCGGTATTTCTTCATGTTCTTGTCACTCCTACTTAATTGAGGACGATCCACAGACAGCCACTGTCCTAGGTATGCTGCTCGATTACCTAGAGACTCACTGATGTAATCTGTCAATGCCATTCCTGCCGCATCAAGATGTCGTTCATGCCAACAATTATAAGAGGAAAAGATTGCAGAGCAAATGCCGGGATACATGCCTGTTTTAAACTTCTTCCTAGCCCTCTGCAACACTTCAATCTTTGCTTCGAGCATTTTGATGCTGTCTTTCTTAGCCATGTTAGCCCCTCTTAGCTGCACAAATAAGTTTAACGTTGTCCGATACGCCCATCTCTTTGTTAGCCTTCTTAACAGCCTTAGCTGCATTTTGGCAAGCTGCCATACCTTCAAACTCTCCAAGAGTTGCCATTGTAGTACTGCCTGAATATTGAGACATCATTACAGCAATTAGAACATAGACCATATCAAATCCTCTGTTGAAATCTTTGTTTAAACGCTTCCCAGCTTTGATGCTCGAAAGCCTCCTCACACATTCTCATCTCCGCTTCCCTGCGCTCTTTATTGCTTCCTAGCATGTCATGAATGAGGATGGCGAGGAAGAGAGACATTAAGATGATGGATAGGAGCATGTTATCACCAAAATTTGCTGACAAAGTGCCAAGCAACATACAGGCCGAAGCCAATTAAAGACAATACAATAATACCCCACACAACAATAATAAGTTCTGTGAGAGTAAATCCTTTTTGGTACTGATCAGTTTTCATGAGTATTTCTCCTTTAGTTAATTTGCACAACAAACACAAGCTTTCCAACCCTCCACCCATTGCACAGCGTTATAGCTTCCTCTCATGTATGGACATTGAGACAGCTTGGCATATCCGTATTTATGAGCGTTGTATCCGACAATGTAGGCGTTGCACATGGGAGGCTCCTAGTTGTTCTGAATATTACAATAGATGTATTCGTTAGCCTTGAAGATTACACATGCTTCCGCTTCTTCCTTAGACAAGCCTGCGGCTACACAACGTTGCCCCTCTGGCTTAGACGTGTCGTGCACAACGTAGCAGCCATTGATAGGATTGCGATACTCACTGAAAGGGCTGTATGCACGTGCTTGAATGACATCTGACACGAAAGTCACACGTTGGTTTTTGAGCAGAGTAGTAAACATGATGAACTCCGTTTGGTTAGCTGATAGATGGAGTATAGGACAGCTTGCACACAGAGTCAACAAGAATTTTAGCAAGACACATCATTCTTAACAACGCTATCGTTCTGTCCTATGTAGCTTTCTCGCATATGCACGATGCTGTCCACATCAAGAGTTTCCTTGTACGCATTGCACATCAACTCGATAAGCAACTCTTTATCTTGCATCCGAACAATATTGCTATCATGCACTGGTAACACTGGCTTACCGAGCGTTGACATAACATTGACAACATATTGTGTCATCCAACTATCCAAGTTTTGCAATCGCAACCCGGTACACTGCGCAGAACAGAAATGGTCCTTGAACTTAGGGAAAGCTTTAAACACTGCTGCTACAATCTCACTGCCTGTTTGTTTGCTGTACTCTAGTCGATTCAGATCACTATTCAAAGAACGCACAGCCTGTAGGCGACTCGTGCAATTAAACATCGTATTCACTGCAAGCTTGATAACATTTCTATCAATGTCGGGAATCAACAAATAAGGGTCTTCCCCCAATTCTTCTGCACAACCTAATTGTTCAGCAACAATGAAAATGTGTAATGCTGTGTAGTCCACCTCCACCACTGGCTCATTGTTGATTTTGATGCGCAGTCGATTCTTGCTTTCCTTGTTCTCGATGTTCAGAACCGATGCCTTATAATTCCTTCCACCTTGTTCCCAGCTACTGTTATTGAAGATTCGGCTGTATAGGTTAGTGAATTCGTTGCCTTCATGATCTAGGAACGTGTATCTTCCATTGACTTCATTCATGCGATTAACGATACGTTCAATGGCAAACGTGTTCTCATCTGCTCGATAGTCAACAGGTTCCTTGTTCTCGTCTCGCATAATGATAGGCATCCATGCTGCAATGAACGCTCTATCGGCTTTCTCTAGCACCTCTGTACTAGTCACAAACTCAGCAATGAATTGTGGGGTAGGTTCGATCCAACTAGACATCTTATCCTCTATCAGTCCGTACTGTCGTTGTGCTTTGTGATTGACCACATACCCCATGTCTTCTAAGAGGTCGATAGCCTTCATCACTTCGTAATTGTTTATTCCTCTAGTGTTGTACCTAGATTTAGATTTAGTATTCTTCTGTCTTGAGTAGTAGAGTCTGTGATTCTTCCACATACAAGCTAACATGTTCATAATCACTACATTGACAACAACCTTATCTTTAGTATTCCATCGCTTAGTCTTCCACCTTACAGCATCCAAGATGTCAATGTTGTATGATATAGTTCTGTTGTTTATACTGTATGTCTGTGTTACCTGTACGACTCCATGCTCTGTTACCTTAACTCTTGTATTCACTTCGTAGCACCCCTAAGATTATTCCTCCTATATAGGCAATAATAAGCATGTTATGGGCATGCTCAACCTGCCGAAACCCGCATGGATAGTGGCTTTCAGCCGTTTTGCTGTCTGCCACAAGATGTACAATTTTGCTCCACAAGTGCCTCTAGCTCATCCTGTAGACGAGCAATTTTAGCCATGATGATAGCCTGTTCAATCTTCGTTAACATACTTGGATTGTCACGACAACGCTCTTTCGTGAGATGCACAATTGTTTGTCACTCTTCACCATGCTTAAGTCATGGCTTGTTTGTGCAACGCCGTAGAAAATGTAGACGATTGCGACGAATCCGAATGCTGCTGTTGCAATGACAATTAATGGCTCTAGGATTTTCATATCACCAACCCTCCTCCCACGTCTCACAATACGTCCAGCGCCCCAAATGCGTCAACTTGTACCCTTCCAACACAACACCCTTGAAAGTCTCTTGTGCGGCCTCTAGATAGCCTTCCTGAGCCAGTTTGATAGCTTCGTTGCTAGTGGTCTGCAACACGCGCGGCCCTTTGTAGAGTGCTGATTCTATTTCAAGAATAAAGGCACGTTCAAGGATTGCTAATTCTTGCTTGGTCATCACTCCTCCCTCTTCCAATCCGTACATTCAAACGACCACAACTCAGCCCCTGGAAACGCTTGCCCAAACTCCGCATACCAATCTTTAGCGTTTTGCTTTCGTTCAAAGAATCTAGCATTTGAGAGTGCCATACACTTCCAAAGTGTTATGTTATTATCCTCGTCATGCTCACCCAAATACTTATCGTCATCCACTTCGAAGTAGTAGAGCCTCATGCTTCGCCTCTTAGTAAAGTCTCATTTTCCTTGCTCCGCCTTCCAACGTAGCGCCATATCCATTGCAAAATGTACACCATCACTAAGCTTACCTTTAATCACATGCTCCATGATTTTCCATGTGCAATATGTGACAAGCTCGTCAAATGTCCAGTCTTTCAAGTCTTTGTCCATAATTCCTCACTGTGTGCAGCGAACCTTTCGCTACCTTGTGCAATACTTAACCGTGCTGTGCAAGCATGTCAAGCATCCTCGTCAAATTCTTCCCACCATTCCTTAGCAGATAGGAAACCGGAAATCCATATATCAAAATTCTCGTATCCATCTGTATAGGGGTTGTTCGAAACATCACCACAAGTTGCACCAGCTATAAATCCTAGTAAGAATGCTTTCTTCATACACTACCCCGCATTAAAACTTGCACAAATCACTGTTCCGGCTTTTGTTCCGGGCTTGGCTGTTCCGATGTATTCTACTTGGACATGTTCAGGACTGGCCCAACAACCATGATCGTTATCCCACCCTATTTCGCTTGGGTGCATACGTCGCGCATCCTCTTCGTTCTTAGCAGCCACAACAGCACTATCGTATGTGTCGTATCCTGTATTAACGTGTTGTCTGATTAGGAATAGTTTCATGTCAATCCCGCATCGAAAAGTAACCAGACGTGCCAGGAGCGCCGCTATCATCTTCTTCTAGTTCGTACCCTTGCGCGTTCAAAGCTTCCTCATGCGACGTAGTGCCAGTCATGCTGCCTTCAAGCTCCGACCAATCAAGAATCTTTCCTTCTTCATTAGCTGGAAAGATAAATGTTTCGTGAGCATAACTATCATTGACAGCAGATACGATGACAAAGCTAGTTTCTTTAGGCTCGCCGTATCCCCACTTCACAGCGGGCTCTACATGGTAAAGACCCGCATTGCCTCTGAAGCCTTCCAACTTCTTAATAAATTTTGCTTTCATGTCACACCTCACACACTAGGAAAACTCTTGCTCACTTGAATATGTCGATCCTTGATGCTTTCCGTAGTCATAACAGAGATAGGCCCATCAATATAAATACGAGTGGCAAGATTGAATGCAGCACCATACTGAGCCCCGGACAGCCCAAGCTTAATCATACGCTCATTCTTGAACATTGCATCCTCAATTGCGTTTCGATCCTCTTCCCACTTGTCCGATTCTTCCCAAGCTTTCGAATCATATTTCTTGTCCAACATTTCACGGACAATTTCTGTTGCTGCAATCTGAATAGCTTGCTCATACCCTGGACCAAACCCGCCCATGGAGATGGACCATACAGATTTACCCTCATCCCAGCGCGAAAGCCATTCCGCAGCATCCTTGCCATACGTTGTGACGAGATGATGTGCTTTGTCTTCTTCCTCAGATCGATAGAATACAGCCTGCCCGTCGATGTACAGACCGCGCACGGTGTAGCCAATCCCTTTGCCGTAGAAGCGCACGGTCATACCCTCTTTGGGCTCAATGGGACTGTCAGCAGGAACATAAAAGCTCCATCCGTCGCTGCGCTCAATAGACCAGCCTTCATTTTCCTTTGAAACTTTCTTGATAGTTGCTTCTTCGTATTGGTTGTCGTTCTGCGGATACATTTTGTTTCCCTTTATAGTTTATCAATACCACTCATCAAACATCGGCTCGTCCATCCAATAATTCCCGAACCCGTCCATGTGTAAAAACTCCACATCGCCCGTACGTTTATGCACCCTCACAGTATGCCCATCGTTATACGTCCAGTTGCTTTCAAAGAGACGGGACAGCATTGATTTAATGGTTTTCATTTTGGTTCCTCATGTCGCATTTGACGAAGTTTGTTTGAGAAATAAGCTGCGCCTAGTTTCAAAAAAGTTTTCCCGTTGTACTCGAAAGTGTCCTCAAGGACAGCTTGTGCAGCCTCTTCCAGAACGAGGTGACGGATTTGTGCGTATGTCAGGTTGCGGTCGGTGCAATGGATAGTCATAGCTCAGGCCACCTTGGTAAGTTTATACCCTTTCTCTTCCATGCACATCAAAGCTTGCGCCTTGTCGTCAAATTGGCAACGTGCCAAGTCACGACGCAGCTTGACAGCATCTCCGTTTTGTGCAGGGATGGCATACGTGTTGCGCCCGCCTTCATCGTAAGCGCCAGGGGTGGTGCATGCTGCGAGGGGAGCAAGGGCGAGGATGGCGAGGATAGTTTTCATTTCAAGTTCTCCGTTTGGTTGTGTCTCTTTCGAGACTGTAGAGTCATCTTAGGATAGAACTGTAAGCTTGTCAAGCACTTTATAACAGATACTCTTATATATCGTAAAGTTGTTTAAAAACCTTATAACATAACAATCTTATTTAGATTTCCTATTGACAATACACTGTCAACATATTATAATACTGTTATCTGCGTAATGCAATGTTGCGCTTTGTAAGTCTGTATCACAACAATCACACTCAAGGAAACCTTATGTCACGCTCGTTTGACTATCAAACCGCGTCTGTAGACGCTACTGCTGTTCGTTTGAACAGTGTTCAGGATCAAAGTTATCACAAGCTGATTACATACTACACCAAGAAAGAAGACCTTGCAATGGTTGCGAAGCTTGTACAAGCAAAGAAACTAGCTAAAATTTTTAAGCTGATGAAAGAATATGGTGAGGAATATGGCAGTTGCTAGAAGTAAAGAATATTGGACGCAACGTGCAATAGATAAGTGTTTAGCCCTCAACATTGAATTTCTTGGTTTTGTACAAGAGCACGTAACCACCAGAGCAAAGGTTATTTTAAAATGTTATGCCCACGGCATCTGGAAAACTAATAGGTTAGACCATCTGCTGGCGGGAATTTCTTGCCCCGATTGTGGGTGTGAGAAGGTATCTCAAACTAGAAAGAAAGATGATAGCGAGCACATAGCCAGTTTCTTAAAGACAGGGGAGTTCGATTCTAGATATACGTTTTGTAATCTAGGGAAACAAAAATGGTCAGTGAAATGTTCAGTGTGTGCGAGTGATGTTTATTCAGAAGCGGGCCTTTGTAATGGTATTTTCAATGCGTACTATGCTGCTCTTCGTGAAGGTTTCATACCTTGTAGATGCGGTTGTAACGTTTCGCTGACAGAAGATCAAACTGTATTTGCGATAAATAAGAAGTGCGAAGATTCCATATATAAGTGCATCAGTTACAACAAGTTAGAAGATAGACTCTGTATGAGATGCGATTTACATGGGGAATGGGTAACTAGTAAAGGTTCCGTGTTCGTCAGTGGCTCCAGGTGTCCAAGTTGTGCAAAAACAGGGTTTGATAAAATGAAACCTGCTTGTATTTACGTGCTAAAAATAAAAGGCCCGTTTGATGGGTTTGTTGGATACGGTATAACAAACAATAAAGACAAAAGAATGAGAACGCACAAAAGAAATCTAAAACTCGCTGGATATGAAATTGAGAGTACTTTGTTAAAAGAGATGTCAGGGGAATCTGCCTACTATTTGGAAAGACAAATAAAATGCAGATTCCCATTATTCGAAACATCAATAGAAGGTTTCAAAACTGAGTCTTCAACTCTATGTCACTACGAAGATATTGTAGGTATGGTTTGCTTTTAGTTGCTTGTTCATTTTACACTTTCTCCCAATTGATAAAATCGACAGGGTCGTCTAGCCCTTTCATGCTCTTTGCAAGAGCCAGAAGCAATTCTTCCGTAAACTGTACATCTGCCACCACAATATCTAGATCGATGATGAATTGTTTAATTTGCTCGTGTGTGAGCGTTGCAAGGTTGTCGATAAGTTGGTCTGTGTCAAGCTCGATGTGTGCGTTAAATGTGGTCATTCAGTCCTCCGTAAGTTCTTCAATAAATTTATACAAAGCGTTTCGTGAGCGGTCTCGCTCAGCTAAAGCAACGTCCCATTCAGCTTGTTCTTTGTTCTTCAAGAGGGCAAGCATAGCTGTACTTTCAGCGAAAAGGGCAATCTTGAGTTTCAATTCGTGGGCTTGTTGTTTGTTCATTTTATAACCTTCAGATTCCATACGAATTCAGATGTACCATTATCAAGTTCAGCAATAACGCATCTCTCGCTGACACCATCCACTGGTTTATGATCCTTCAAACCAACAATATAAAATGTTTCGTTTCGCTTGCTTACAGGATTATAATAAACCACTTTGTCGCCAATGTTCATTTTCTAACCTTTCAAGCTGTTTAAGTTAGTCTTCCATCTTCGTCCAAGAAATCACAACATGATCTCCCAGGCTCACCCACACTTTAACTACTTCGTTCTCTAACACTTTCAGCCTGTAAAGTTGCCCAATCTGTGCTGCCGAGGATGAATGAAACTCGTAATCCTGCCCGCTAGAGTATTGCCAATGGAGTGTTGCGCCGTCTGTGTGCATGTCAATAATCCTTTAACGAGATGATATCTTTAATCACATCGGGCGGTACGCCATTGCCGCGTAGCTGATCGACAAGTTCTAGCCGTTCCTCGCAATTAATCCAGTTGCGCAGGAAACGAAGCGGTTGACTTTTTGCAGAATAAATTCTCGCCACGATAGCCCCGTCTTGCTGTCGTACAGTGACACTTGCGCGTTGCTTGGATGATGCATTGCTGCTGAAGATGCGATAGTTTCCGATGATTTCAGCCATGATATATTTTCTCCTACGTCGAAAATCTGCTACATTTCCCGCATTGCTGCTTTGATCGTGGTGACACTGTACGGAGCGCCGTCTGGAGTTTTCTCAGGAAGAAACTTTAGCATGAGTTCTGCTGCCTCTTTTCGGTTGTTCCCTGTGATGCACTCTTGAGCCAAGCGATACAATCCTTCATCATTGTTAATCCACAGAGACACATTCCAGTGGTTCCAATTCTTATGCCCATTAAACGTTGCCATGATGCTCTCCTTAGTGTTTAGCGCCCCATGCGCTGCTTTTGACGTGTAGCTCATGTCATTGTAAAACACAGTGTCGATGATCTTACGACCACGTTTGATATTGAAAGATTGCATGTTGTTCTCCTTATTTCCCTGTCGTTTCGATAATGTATCGGCCTTGTGCATCTACTAGAAGTTTTTCACCATCTTTAACAGGGGGCTTACCTACTGTGATTCGTCCCTCTTTGATCGCATCATCATATCCTTTGCCATATGCACGTTTTGCTTCGGCTTCGCTGCGATAGTTGCTTGTTCCAATGCGAATCATTTTGCACTCCCGTGTTGTTTGTCCATGTAGAGCATCTTAGACCAGCACAAAACGCATGTCAAGCACATTTCAGCACTAAAAGCACACATAAGCGCAAACAAGCACCCATCCGTCGAATCTAGACGTGCCATATATAGACTCGTCACATGCCCTCTACAACGCGCCCTGTCCGCTCCGCAGATAAACCCCATCTATCCGCCATACGAGCAACAAAAACAGCCCGCACAAAGGCGAGCCAGAAGAAATTACCAGGGAACGCATAATGGGCCTCGTTGATCACACTATACCAGTGATCCCCAGTCAGCCACCAACTTATCGTTATGAACGACTACATAATTCCAAAAGCATTTATGCCGCATTCCTCTTCACTCGTCTCGCCACTGCCCCTTGAAATTCCCAATAGAACGGATCGATAATCAATGTTGTGTTTAGCAACCTGACACGCCCTCTTGTGCCATAGTTTTTAATCACGATGTAGGCTTCATCGAACATCTCGATCTCCTCACCTGGAAGAAACCTATCGTCCTTGTTAGTGGTTCCGTATTCGTTTCTCATGTCATTAAAAAATATTTAGCAGCTTGTACGTAAGTGTTCATCTGTGCTGGAAGATTGTAAGTTGCTTCCAGCTTCCACCATTTGTTTAGATGTTCAATCTCGTCAGGCCATTCCTTTCCAAGCGATTGTGCGTTGATGTAAGCGTAAAGTTCATTACCATTTATGCTGAGTACGTCAATCTCGTTTCTTGTCAGTTCAGTCATTTCTGATCCCTTGTTTTGGCATATTGAACATATTAAATCAGAGACCACTTTTAATCAACAGATATTTTAGCAACAAAAAATGTTGACGAAATTCAACTCATAGTATATAATTGTTGTTATGTAGAGATTTTTATCTCGGCAAACCTCTTGATGGGCGCCTTTGAGCGCCCTTTTTATTTTCTATTTTCTAGGACTACATATGAGCCGCAGCTACAACTATCAAATGGCAACCGTTAAAGACATCGCGGAACGTTTTCAAGACATTAGCAACCAAGCATATAGCCATCTTCGAACGTACTATGAGGCTAAAGGCGATTCTAGCATGGTTCTAAAGCTAGAGCAAGCCCGCCGCCTAAGTAAAATCATCAAGCTGACAAAAGAGTACGATACCCTCTACGGATCAGCATCGGAGATCGTTGAATGAAGAACAAAGACAAGAATAGATTCTATGTCTACTTGCATAGGAGGGAGGACAACAACGAAATCTTCTATGTAGGGAAGGGGTGTGATAACCGAGCAAAATCTACGAGAGGTCGCAGTAAGTGGTGGACCAGCATCTATAAAAAATACGGCAGGCTTGTGGAGTATGTAGAAGTTGGACTTTCCAATGACGATGCCATCGATCTAGAAAAGGAGACAATAAAATTCTACAGGGAGTGTGGTTACGAGTTGTGTAATATGACAAGTGGTGGTGAGGGCGCGCCTGCTGACCTAATAAATAGAAAGAATCAAAACACCAAATTATATGAGTGTATTGACGTAGTGACTGGAAGCATATTCACAGCTACTCAAGCAGAATTGACCAATAAGTACGGTTTAGACAGAACTGCTGTCTGTAAAGTCCTTAAAGGCAAAAGGAATTTTGTTGGAAATGTGGCGCTGCTTAGCAGGTACAAAGAATTGGAGGCAGAACGTACAGAAAGGGAGATATCGGAAAAGGTTTACCAGATATGTAAGGTGGATACTGGAGAGATTTTAAATGTCACAATGAGAAACGTAGAAAACATCTGCGGGCTGCGTGCGATGTACTTGTCCGAAATCCAAAGAGGTGTGAGACTGCACAGGTGTAGGTTTTGCTTGCCGGAAAATCTTGATAAGGTAAAAATAAAATTACCTACAATACACAAGTTCAGAGAGCTCGCAACAGGCAGAGTGATTGAGAGGACAGCTAGACAGATGTGTGAAGAATTTGGGCTTTACGATTCAAGCTTGAGCTTACTGATTCGAGGAAAGCTGATGACTTGTCAGGGATTCTGTCTAGATTCCACCGAAGAAGGTGCAATCATTATGTCAACAACTAGAAAGATATATACTGTCATGAACGTCCATACACAAGAGATATTTGAAGGTACAACATCCGAGATATTTGAACAAACTGGCCTAAGATCACATAACTTGTCACTCCTATATTCAGAAAAGTACGATGTGATCAAGGGATACAAGCTTATAGGCAGCGCCCCTATATACAATAAAGGTGCTGCCTTTTCACAAGTTACAGAACTCCCGTGTTCGCCTTCAGAATCTTCGCAATCGCAGTTGCAAGCTCCATGACCGCAGCGTCATACTCTTGTGGCGTGGCATTGTGTGCAACAGGCTCCATGATAGTGGGCGACTCTGCTGCCGTCTTTTGCAGTTCTTCCTGATAGCGTTTTAGGGCAGCGAGCGAGCGTGCGGACTTTTCCTTCTCACGCTTTTGATAGGGACGCTTTTTCTTTTCTCCTTCGGTACGCTTGACCGTTGCGCCCTCGGGGTTAGCAGCAGAAGCCTTCTGTGCATTTTCACCATTAGTCTCGGAGTCGTGCAGGTTCTGCGCCATCTGTTGCAAAGCATCCCCGTTGTCACTCTTCACAAGCGTCAGGTTGTTTGCTGCCACATCATTAGTCTTGCGCTCCTTGCGGGGCTGGACGTTAGTTTTGGGGAGACGAACTCGCACCATTACGTCGGTATCGGGGATGTTGTTCTGTTTAGCGTAAGCGTGAACAATCTTTTCAGCCGAAGCAAGATCAACTGCACCTGACGCTTGGTACGTATCCATGCCGATCTCGATTTCACGCCCGCCTACCACTGCACGGAGCCTCCCGTTATCTCGGCTTGCAACGTCCACAATCATTGCCTCGTGGGTCAGGGGAGCGGTGCGAACTACGAATTGACGAAGTGCCATGATATTTCTCCTATATATATGTATGCGTGTATGTAAGGTTGCCAGCGTCTATATGTTTGCCAGCCTAGTTAGTGTTCACAGTCTCGACAGCCTTGCTTTGTTTCTCTGTCTTGCCAGTCGATGTAGCTATACTAGTCAAGTCGAATAGCCCTGTCAACTGTGTTAGCAAAAATAGTTCTTATTGCCTATTGCATATTGAACTCGACAGTGCTAGGTGTGAAAAATCACACTTTGCTGGGAATCTTGTAGTCCACTTCCTACGCAAGTTTCGACTTTGCTGCATCATGTGTGAGAATCTTTTGAAATCTCACGCTGAAAAGTCTTTACATCAATTGTTTTGAGGCGTACGCTGAGTGTAATTCTTGCGCTTCCTATCTTCCGTGCGGTGTTTAACCTAAACGGATAACAGGAAACCTAACAGAATTGGTAGGTAGTGTATTAGGATGTGAGAGTAGGATGAACACTGGAGATAATTTTTGAGCCGTGTAACGCACGGGTAGGGACGTCTATTGTCTGCTGAAAAGTGACCACTGCAAGCCAGTGGGTAGGGAGAGGTACATTCTGAATTTGCAGCCCTGGAGGTTGCACGGGAGAGATGCGCCTAGAGGGATGTGAAAGGAATACAGAAGGGCGTGTTGCTGGAGGAGAGTTGGAATAAAGTGTAGAAGAGAATTTAGAGGGGATGCCCAAGATACCCCTCGTTGATGACATTATGTGCTGGATTCTAGCTCAGCAGCTAACTTCTCGTTATAAATTGCTGCCAAATTCAGAAATCATTTTTAGCCATCTCCACCATTCGTGTGCCGAAGAACACAACTTTTTCAGCATCGTACAAGCCATCGTCGTAGCCCTTCTTAGCCACACCTAGTGCTCGTGCTGCACAGGAGCGCCAGATGGCTTTGAAAGCGTTCCCTTCAGCATAGTTCATGTTGAGCGCTTCGATGATGTCGTTGCACTCGGCTACGTAAGGAGCGCTGTCAGGGTTAGTGGGTTTACTCACTTCGACTTTATAGTAGCTGACAGACGAGCCTGTGTATTCTTCTGAAGGTTGTTCTTCATCTTGCGTAGCATCCTCTTCCACAACTTCAAAACGGCACTTATGCCAAGAGGCGTTGATGCCCTCCAACACATAATCTTTCTCAAGATACTCGCCGGTGGCAACATAAATTTCACCACGCTTAAGTGCATACTCGGCGCGTTCATCGTCAATACAACGTACGCGAAAAGGGAACTCGGGCTGTTCATCTTGAACTTCCGTGTCATCCACCATCAGCAGCCTTGCACCATGCCCGTGCTCACCGAGCAAGCGATACCAGCCAGGGGACGCCAAAATACATTCTACAGTGAACACTTTACCAACTTCCCCCTTATACCACAGATCATCGTGTGCACTTTTAATCACTTTCACCTTCATAACATCCTCCCATAAAATTTGACAACAAGCTGCATCATACTCTCCTACGAAGCCACTGTCAAGCCCGTGCTGCTAAGATTGTTGTGCTGCGTAGCAGGCGTAAAATTGTTGTTGACAGCGGGAGAGCTTTGTGCGAGTATGAGGGCTCTGAACAAACAAGGAGGGTGTATGAAGGAGTATCCTGTAGGGAGTGTTTGCGTGATTGTAAACACAACAGGGAAGTTGTTTGAGGAATTTATCGGCAAAGAGTGCACTATTTTGGAAGGAATCGCTGAACAGGTCGGATTTACACCGGATGGGCGACCCGGTAAGATTGTTGGCTATCTTGTACAGGTACAAGGGCGCAGTAAACAATCTATTGTAGAACATGTAAACTTGAAACTCAAGCGCTACCCAGGACAGCTTGACTCTTGGGCAACAGAGAAAGTGAAGCAAATTTTCACGCCGAACCCTAAGCTTGTAGAGGAGACAGTATGACCAAGCTTGAACTGATGGACTACTGCTGGAGCAGAGACTTTGGCTACACAGAAGTTCTTAACATTGCTTGCCGTTCGCACAGCACAGACATTCCTACGAAAGAAGAATATGCCAAGTATTCGCAGGATGCATTCGAGGAGATGGTGCGGTGGATGGATTGGCAGTATGAGGATAGTCGTACGGAAGAACAGCGCGCGACGGACGAGCTCTCACATAACTTCCAACAACCTTATGATACGGATCGATGATGAAAGTCTTCAGCAAAGAGCCATTACAGATAGGCCGATTTAACATTCAGTGCAGCGAAATGATGTTTGTTCAAGACATGCCAATCAAGATGGCACACGACAGTCGTATTTTACTACCAAAGAATCTTGAAGTATTTTGGCCTCTTGTTCGCGCTGTCTACGGATACTTGTTGCTAGACGACTATGTTTACCTGCCAGCTAAGAAGTTGTTCACCAGCTCCACATGCAGTTGGAATCGTCCCGGTTGGCACATAGATGGCTTCGGAACTGACGACATCAACTTTTTGTGGAGCGACAGTTATCCTACAGAGTTCTGCGTCAACCAAGAGTTTGATCTGAGCAAAGACCACACTTTGTCGATGCAAGAGATGGAGCAACAGGCTCGTTCGGAGAATATCAAAACATACGATAACGGATTGTTACTGCGCATTGACAACACCATTGTGCATCGTGTGGCTAATGTAAAGCACGAAGGATATAGAACTTTCGCTAAGATTTCTATTTCTAAGAACAAATACAATCGTGTTGGTAATGCACATAATTACTTATTCGACTACGACTGGGATATGACAGAACGCACAATTACTCGCAATGATCCCTCTGCAAAGGAATGACATGACAACAGTAAAATTTAAACCTATGCTCGCATTCACTTGTGAGGATACCAGTAAGCTAACTTATCCTCTATACGCGAGCGTCAAGCTGGACGGCATCCGTGTCGTTGTTATTGACGGCGTGGTGTACTCACGGAGTATGAAGCCTATCCGCAGTAAGACTGTGCAAGAGATGTTCGGCAAAACTGAGTATAACGGGCTGGACGCAGAGGTGTTGTATGGTGAATGGGCAGCACCAAATGTGTTTAATCTGACAACTCAAGCTGTGATGAGCACAGAACTTAAAGAAGGGTTTGATGAAGGCAGAATTAAGTTGGCAGTGTTTGACGACTTTTCTGTGAACGATGTGTACCATGTTCGTCTAAGTTCTGCTGCTGGACGGTGTGATGGTGTCAAAGTCGCCTTGGCCGCACAACGACTTATTAGTTGCGAGAAACAGCTTTTGGAGTTTGAACAAGAATGCCTTGATGCTGGCTACGAAGGTGTTATGGTAAGGTCGATTGACGGCAAATACAAGCAAGGTCGCAGTACAGAAAAAGAGGGCATCATTGGAAAGATCAAGCGGTTCTCTGACGCAGAGGCCATTGTGATCGGATTTGAAGAAAAGCTTACCAACACGAATGAAAAGAAGACGAACGAGCTTGGCTACAGTGAACGCAGTAGCAGTAAAGAAGGGTTAGTGGGTGCGAACACTCTTGGTGCGCTAGTCTGTGAGTGTAATGGTATTCGTTTTACTATGGGTAGTGGATTCGATGACGCATCGCGTGCTGAAGTGTGGGCCAATCGTGATAAGTATATAGGCAAACTTGCTAAGTTTAAGTATTTTGCTGTTGGTATGAAGGATAGCTATCGCTTTCCTATTTTTCTTGGATGGAGGGATGAAGATGATCTTTGAGAAGGACGACGTTTGAGCACAACAGGGGCTCTCTTCCTAGTGCTGCTATTGTCGCAAGGTGCACAAGCCAAGAGTGCTGACGAACAGTGCAAAGCGTACACAATAATGCGTGAAGCGGGGTCTGAGAGCAAACGAAGTCGTCGTGCTGTCTTAGATGTCCTTGAGAATCGCATGCGTAAGATGCACAAGAGTTGTAAGGCCACTGTGTCGCAAGCGCATCAGTTTTCTTGGTATAGGCGTGGGATGAGGTTGAGGGTGGAGCGAAAAGAATTGACAAGCTTCAGAGTAATCTCTAGAATGAAGCCTGTTTTGCGATGTGGGGAATTTTTCCATAGCGGCCCTAAGCCAAGTTGGGCGAAGAGGAAGCGCTTGGAACTTGTGGAAACTAAATTGAGGTTTTATTGTTAGGAGAAATGAAATGAATACCGAAGAAACTGTAACGATTAGCAAGAAAGAATATGAGTCTCTGTTGGAAGATTCTCAGTGGCTGTCTTGTCTGGACGCCGCCGGCGTAGATAACTGGGATGGCTACGATTACGCACATGAGATTTATCAAGAGCAATACGGGGAGGATGAATGAATAAAATCTACGCAATCCTAGACACCGCGACAGGACTGTTTTCAGAATGGAATGGTAAGATTGCATGGAAGGCTAAGAACTCTTTGCAAAGCAGTTTTCACGCTGGGCAGAAATACTGGGCAAAAGACAAACAAGTGAAGTGGAAAGAGCAGACTCGTTGGGTTGCCGTTGAACTAACCGAGGCTTACTATCGATTGGAAGGGCTTGAGAAATAATGCCAAAATTTAGCGTATCACTTTGGGCCACTTTTGAAGCGGATAACTGGGCAGATGCTCAAGAGAAAGCCGACAAGATCACTGACGAGGTGGCGCTCAACAATGAAGTTTATGTAAGTGACTCTGGCATCATTGATGTGGAGTGTTCTGACGAAGAATATTGCGAGGAAGGGTTGGAAGACGACCTTCTTTACGAAAACATTGACAAGGGTTGAATATGAACGACGAAATGCTAAAGAACTTTGAAGCACGAATAGAGCAGAAAAAGGCGTCCAAACCTAAACTGCACAGGTATGACATGGACTTTCGCGTGGGAATCCTCTGTGAGAACGACGAAGATGCAGAGCAAAAGAGTGACTTCGTAATTGGCATTCTTAAGAATTTTAGCGATGTTGTGGATGTGGAGAAAGTTAAGTGACGCGAGAAATTAAATACGAAGAAATTGGCGTAGAACTGATCGATTACATGGGCAGCGATCTTCGCGTATCCAATGTAGCAAAAGTCAGTTTCAACAAATGGGATGATGAGTCACTTGAGATTAACGACAAGCAGAAAGGATTGCTGTCGTATCTTGCAACAGGCTTGCCAAGCAGTGAACGCGACGATTGGGAGAAACGTGCTAAGGCGAGCACTCATTTCACCCCATACGGACATTGCTTTCTTACGCTGCGTTGCTCAGCTCCGATCTTCCTTGCACGCCAACTTGTAAAGCATCAGATTGGCCTGTGCTGGAATGAGGAGAGCCGCAGATACATCACTGAAGATGTTGCACTGTGGTTGCCAGAAGCGGTGCACAAGAAACCTGAGAGCGTTAAGCAGGGCGCGAGTAAGGAACCTCACACAAATCTTATTTATGGAGTCGTAACAGCCAAAGAGCTTATGCAACTCAGCACAGAGAATCAGGTGAAAACCTACTATGATCTGATTGAAGAAGGTGTGGCGGGAGAAGAGGCCAGAATCGTCCTTCCGTTGAACAGTATGACTCACTGGATTTGGAGCGGAAGCTTGATGGCATTTATGCGTGTTGTGAAACAGCGTGTGGACAGTCATGCACAGGGGGCAGCACAGGAGTTTGGACGCAAGCTGCTTGCCATCCTCGAAGACAAGTTCCCTGAGAGCGTTAAAGCGTTTGAACTTTCTGCTTGACTCAACATTAGTTCTCGTGTAATATGGACTCACGCTCACTTTCGGGCGTAACTTCAATAACAAAGGATATAACCATGAAGAAAATTATCGCTTTCACTGCAATGTTCCTGTGCGCTTCGGTAGCATTCTCGCAAAGCCTGCCTGTGTCGGCCTCTTACGATGGCCGTGTGTCGTCGCCCAGTGTCTCTACCACGGCAACAGCACAGGATGTGAGCGCACCCTACATTGGCGCTATGGATTGCTGCACTGTGTCCGTGCCTGTGTCGGCTCCGCAAGTGGCTGCACAAGATGAGGGTAGCGATTCGCTTGCGATGGCTGGCTTGGGCTTCGGCCTGTTTGGTCTGGTGGGCGTGACTAAGTTTGCTCGTCGGAAGAAATCTGCTAAGAGCGAAGAAATCGGCGGTGCGTAACCTGTAGAGGGAGGGCCTTTCGGCCCTTTCATTTTAACTGAGGAGGAAACATGAACGTAAACAACAAATTCGTAGCATACGGAGTGGCAGGCATCGCGGCACTAATTCTGGCCGCATGGATCAACCCTTTCAACTCTGTCCCAACTGGCTCTCGCGGTGTTGTCACCACATTCGGTAAGATTTCTGGCATCGAAGACGAAGGGTTGGTGATTCTGCCTCCGTGGAAGAAACTCACCATCTTCAACATTCGTGCTGAGAAGGCTGACATTGAAAATGCGGAAGGTAGCACGAGCGATCAACAACCTGTCAAGGTGAGTATGACTGTCCGCTATAGTGTTGCCACCAACAAGGTAAGCGAAGTGTACGAGAAATACTCTCATGACGGTGATTTGTCTAGTTACGTGCAGACGGCGACGCAAGAAGTGTTCAAAGCTGTGACGGCTCAATACTCTGCACCTGATCTTATTATGCAGCGTGCTAAGGTGAGCGGAGATATCCGCACTCTGTTGGCTAAGAAGCTTGACATGTATGGCGCTCAGGTGATTAGCATTGATATGCGTAGCTTCTCGTTCAGCCCGAGCTACATGGCCGCTATTAATGAGAAGGTGACGCAAGAGCAGCTTCGTCAAGGTGCCGAGAACAAGCTGAAAACTGTGGAAGCCGAGCAGAAGCAGAAGGTTGCTATTGCCGAAGCTGAATCAAATGCTCAGAAAGTTCGCGCTGACGGCCAAGCATACGCCACCACTAAAGCAGCACAAGCTGAGGCTGACAGCATTCGTGTGAAAGCTCAGGCTCTTGCGCAGAACAAGGACATGCTGGAACTGCGTCGCATTGAAGTGGAGCAAACTCGTGCAAGTCGTTGGAATGGCGTACTTCCTACGTCTGTGTATGGCAGTGCCCCTGTGCCGTTTATGAATGTTAAGTGAGAGCAGCATGTTAATCCTGCTTTTGCTATGGCTGTCGTTTGCACCAGTCAACATTTATCTGTTCTATATCACGTTTACATATCTGAACGTGACGTTGTTTGATATATTTATGGGTATGATAGGTGGTCCGATGATGACTTCATTGATGCTTCTATTTATGCTCGCAAAAATCACTGTTATCAAAGCGAAAGACAAAGATGAAACAAGTCTTTGAAGACCTAATTTTGTTCCTCAAATTACAGTCCGAGAGCTACTACTACGAATCTGTAGAAGGAACTGACGAGTTTGATCCGAGTGCGCTTTGGCAGGAGATTAGGGCGTTTGCTGATGAATTTGAGAAGGGGATTCAATGAGCGACAGATACGAAATCGAAGTGTTCTACGACACTGTTCATGTATGGGCAACTAATTGGAAGGGTCGGTGCACGTTGGCTGCTGAGTTCAACAAGTCGCAGACGCTTCAAGAGATTGCTCAAGAAATTTATGATTTGTTGGCTATGAGTGGGCACGAGGTGAAGTTTAAGGAGGGTTGAGTGGCAGAATTTGTCGTTGGCAAGAACGCCTGTCCATTTGTAGGATGCGGCTCTAGCGACGGCTTTCATTGGTATGGCGAGGGTAATGGTGGGTACTGCTATAGTTGCAACAAGAGCATTCTCTCGGACGAGCGGAAAGCTGAGCTAGGAATTGATAAACAAGATTGTTATGAGGAGGAAGTTGTGACTAGGGAGAAGATCACCCCCGAAGAGAACGAGCGTATTAAGAACCGAACTGGCACGGATGGTAAGGGTTATCGTGGCATTAGCAAAGACATCAACACTTTTTTCGGTGTACGCTACGAGTACGATGAAGCCACTGGCGAGCCAATTAAGCAGTATGTACCTACAACGGTTGGCGGGGAGTTATGTGGTTACCGCACACGCGTGTTTCCAAAAGACTTCTCGCACCCTATTGGACAGGTCGGTAAAGAGTGCGACATGGTGTTTCAGTTCCGCTTTAAGACTCACACTAAGACGTGTATCATTAGTGGCGGCGAAACCAAGGCGCTTAACACTTACAAGATGTTGTACGACCACCAAGTTGCACGAGGTAAGACTGACTACGAGACTGTGGCTGTAGTGTGCTCTACGTTGGGTGAGTCTGGTGCACATAAGCAAGTCAAAGCACAGTATGACTTTTTTGCACAATTTGATCGTGTGCTAGTGTGCATGGATGATGATGAGGCGGGACACAAGGCAACTGAAGAGATCGTAAAAGTTTTGCCGAAGGGTAAAGCTTGGGTTATGAAGATGCGGTACAAAGATGCCGACATCTATGTTGACAAAGGTAAGCAGCAAGAATTCATCAACGATTATTACGCGGCTAAGAAGTACGTACCACATGGCGTTACGGCAAGTACGGACTTGGAAGACAAGATGCGAGAGTACTTGAGCATTCCTCGTATTTCTCTGCCTCCGTTTATGCACAAGCTACAAAAGATGCTTCGCGGGGGCTTGCCTGTGGGGTCAATCTGCACCCTGCTCAGTGCTTCCGGCCAAGGCAAGAGTACATTTGTTGATGCTATGACGCTTCACTTTATTATGAACACTGACCGCACTGTCGGTGTTATCTCTCTTGAGGCTGGGGAGGGTGAGTACGCGGTAAACTTGTTATCCAGTTTTATGGAGTACAAAGTCAATCTTCTTGAGTCTGTAGAGGAGCGACTTAGTTTCATCGATTCCGATGATGCCGCACAGGCTAAGCAGATTTTGTTTAAGAAACCTGATGGCAGTCCGCGATTTTACGTACTGGATGCAGAGGTTGATACCCTGAAAGCTCGTGTGGAATACCTAATTGTTAGTCTCGGTTGCAATTTGATCGTGACAGACCCAATTCAGGATGTTTTCGACCTTCTACCAGAAGATGAGCAGGCGAAGTTCATGGCGTGGCAGAAGGGTTGGATGAAGAAGGGCATCAATTTCATTAACATCTCACATTCGCGGAAATCTGGACAAGGGCAGAAAGCGAACAGTAAAGGTGCCGATCTGTCAGAAGAAGATATGCACGGTCACAGCAGTATTTTTAAGAGCAGCGGTATCAATCTTATCATTCAGCGCAACAAGGAGGCTGAAGACCCGGTTGAGCGTAACACAACAATCTGCAAGATGACTAAGGCTCGTGGTGTTGGCGAGACAGGTATTGTTGGCAAGTACTACTACGAGAATGCACGACACAAGCTGTGGGATTTGGACGACTTCTTGCAACAGAATCCACAGCAATTCTAATTGACACAGGCGTAAATTTGCTCTACAATACGCCTAACATTCTTAAGGAGGAATAGTTTTGACAGCAATGAAATTTCGGGTGAACAGCCCAGAGCATTCTGAGCAGATTCAGAAGAAGTTGTTTGAGATGGGGTATAGGTGGCAAGGTTACAGTGCTAAGGTTCAGGACCAGTCGGCAAAGCTTCTTATTGCAGGAGGTTTTGGTGAAAAGGATATTTGCATAACTCGACTGATGGGCGAGAGGGGCGACGAACAATTTTTTAACGAGTTTAAAGCGGAAGAATACATCTTGTCTCCACAAAACACTTTTGTGAAACGCTCCGATTATTACAAGCAGCCTGAGACGAAGTCTGTAGAGAAACAAGATGTACCTTATGTTTACTCTTATTCAAATGAAACGTTCAACGTCTACTTGGATAAAGAACTCCTACCCAAAGAAGAACATCAACGTCTTCGTAAGATGGACATTCTTCGTGCAATGTTGAAGAAGCTTGAGCAGAAGGAAGATGTGCCGGATGAGTGGCATGAGGAGTTGAATCAGTTGATGTGGGAACGGCAGAATAGTAAACAATTTATCAAGGAGAAGAACTGATGAGCGGTTATCAAGAAGCGATGGAAGCAGCAGGTGCTGAAGTGTTGGCATTTGAACAGTTTGGCAGCTACCAAGGTGAGTGGTACGCTAAGGTGAAATACAATGGTGAAATCGGCTGGGTGCAGGGTTCTTATGGCTCTTGTTCAGGTTGTGATGCGTTTGAAGGCGAGTTCGGCTACACTTGGTATGACGATTTGAGCGACGATGAAAAAGCGGATTATCAGCAGCGCCTTGCAGATTTTGGCCGTACATATCTGGACACTATTCTTCCGCAAGAAAAGCAAGAAGAACTGCTGGATAATGTTGTAGAGGAAGATCATTGGTATTACGAAGACTATCAGGCAACTTACGAATTTGTGAAAGGTAATCGATAATGAAAGCAGTATTGCTTCAAGTTCAACTGGGCCTGAATTCCCAAGTTTTGCGCGGGCTTTATGAAGAGATTGCGAATCTGCGTAAGGCGAGGAAGCATTTTAATGAAGAAGCTGACAAGTTTGTTAAAGAGTCACTTGACCACGCTGCAAATTAAGACTTTACAAGGGCAGGAGATGTAAACCATTTGGCAGTGCAGCACAAGGAACAAGCAGCCGTCTACACGCCATATATCAAGAAATTTGCCAAGCGCATCGCGGCGATTGAGGCTGTGCAGAAGGCTCTGAAGCAGGGGCTAAAGTGTCAACAGGCTGTAGAAGCATGGCAGAATGAGGAAAGCTACGAGTTGGACTTTAGCAAGTTCGCTGGGCAGCAGCTTTATGCCGTGCAGGGGTATGTTGACACGTTTGGTAATATTGTTTGGGAGGAGTGATGGACTTAGAACTGGAAATTTTCATGCGACAACAGCGAGAAGAAATTCGACGTGAAAAGCAACGTGATGTTGCACTGAAAGCTGTCGAAGACCTAAAAGCTCGTGGGTACGAAGATAGTAAGAATATTGCCATCATTCTTGAATATCTGATTAAGAGGGCGTGATGCACTATTTCATGTTTAGCAGTGGCGAGTACAGCGACTATTGCGTTGGTGGCATGTTCATGTGTGATCACATTGTAACTGTAGATGAGTGGCAGCAGTTTGCCAAATATAAGCGGGAGCAGATTCAGAAAGCTCGTAATAGCAGTCTTGATAAATATCGCGCACGCACTGGATTGAACACGTCAGAGTGGTATAAGAGCGAAGAGTATGAGGGATATTGCAAATATGCTGAAGACAATGACCCTGAAGACTTGTTCGTCAAGGTGCACAACATGAAGCGTGTAGCGTATACGGAATTGTGGGAGTACTGACATGGCGACAGTGAATATTACAGCATGGGACATCGCTGAAAAGCTTGGCCTTGTATTTGTTGGCGAGGAGCTCGATGAGCATACAATCCAGTTAATTTACAAGTACAGATTCCACGGCAAGGAGATTGTGGATGATCTGTGGCATGAGAGTGAAGAGGATGCTAAGAACTCTGTTGCGGAAGAGTTGCTGAGGGATATTGGGAAGTGTTTGGCTGGGATTATTGATTAGGGGGATGTGTGGGAACAGAGGTTGTAGGTTGGTACGGTGACGTAGAAACGGACGATTTGTACTTGCAGTGCACGAAGACGTGGTATATCCGGCTTACTAGTCTTGACGGTTCTCGCACAACAAAACTGTATCCGTTTCGTATGACCAGAGACGCTGTTAAAGCTGAGTTGATGGAGTGGATTGAGAGTTTCCCTGATGGCTCTATTGTCGTTTTTCAAAATGGCTTGGGATTTGACTTTTGGACTTGGTGGAAGCTGTACGACGTAAAGCCGCGAGTAGGGAAGAACGGGAAAGATTGGCTGGGCAGCAAACATGTTCAGTTCGTAGACACTTATGTGCTCAGTATGTATCTTTCGCCCGACTCTCCGCAGCACTCGCTTGAGTACCTTGCAACAGGCAGCGAAGACGAAAAGATGGACTTTCGTGCCAAGTTGATCGAGGCTGGAGCATTGGCGAAGGATGCCCCAAAAGGTGCAGAGTTTAAGCAGTGGCATCCTCTGATGGAAGAGTACTGCGATGACGACGTGAAGGCTCTAGCAGGCGTCTTTAAGAAGCTGTGGGCCAAGGCTTGCGAGATGTATGGCAAGGACAATTGGATTCATCCAAGCTTCCGTCAGATGCAGAAGGATTACTGGCTGTATTCCGCGCAGGCTTACAGTGGCGCCCCTTTTCACCAAGAGCGTGCTAAGAAGCTTGTTGCACATATTGAAGTCGAGATGGCGAAGATCAAGGCTGAGGTTGACCCGAAACTTCCGCCACGACCTCTAAAAACGGCTGAGAAAGCTTTCTACAAAATGCCGAGCAAGCCCTATTCTAAATCGGGAGAGAGGTCTGCTGCGCTTGTTAAATGGCTGGAAAAACATTCTGCCACATTGGATGACGAAGGGTTTGTCTATGCTTATGGACTCAAACAGAAGCTGGTGGCAAACGATGTTCTCGATGTTAAGCTGCCTATGGAGATTGAGGACAATGCAGAGTTAAAGCAGTGGTTTATTGATGCTGGCTGGCACGCTGCTGATGGGTTTTGGAATTTTAAGAAAGACCCTATTACTGGTAAGCCGATGCGTGACGACAAAGGCAAACTGATTCAGACAACACCGAAGATTCAGCACCAAGGACAGATTTGTCCAAATCTTCTTAAACTTGAAGGCGAGATTCCTAGCAAGGTTGTTAAGTTTCTGTCGTACCGAAATCGTCTTGGTGTTGTCAATGGCTGGCTTAACAACTGGCGCATGGAATTTGACAGCCGGTTGAGTGCTGAAATCAGTGGCTATGCACCTACGAGTCGTGTGAAACACCGTACTCTGACGAATTGCCCGAAAGCAAGTGAAACAGTCCTACTTGGTGCCGAGATGCGCGATTTGTTCTATGCACCAGAGGGATACCATTATTGTGGTATCGATGCCGCTGCTCTTGAGAACCGCACGCTTTCTCACCATACTTATAAATATGATGGTGGTAAGTTTGCCAAGATGCAATTGGAAGGTGATCCGCACAGTTTTAACGCTTTTGCGTTCTTTCCACACTTGCATAAAGAGTTCAGTATTGATGACCAAGAAAACAAGGAAAATTCCAAGTTCAAACCTTGGCGTAACAAGGCAAAAACTGGGGCATACCTCTTGGCGTTCGGTGGTGGAGCACCTAAGCTTGCGTCTAGTTTAGGATTGAGCCAGAAAGAGGGTAAGATCGCATATGAAAACTATTGGTCAATGAACACAGGTTTAGGATTGTTGAAAGAAGCTGTAGAGAGGTACTACACAACCGCAGGCAAGAACAAATACATTCCTGGTATTGATGGACGTATCGTGAGTGTTCGTGGTAAGAATGTTCTATTATCTTGTCTTGGGCAAGGCACAGGTGCGGTAGCAATGTCCTACGCGGCATGTTTCATGGATACGTGGCTTGGAGAACTGCACTTAGACGAGCTTGGACGACCGTACTATTTGTACCAAGGCAAGAAAGTTATTCGTATTTCAATGGTCCATGACGAATATTCGTTTCTCGCGGAAGATGGTGTAGAGGAGGATGTGGTGATGATGGGTGAGAAAGCAATTGAAGCTGCCGGTAAGGCTCTTAAGCTGGCTCTGCCACTCAAGGGTGAAGGGAAGAAAGCTTATATGGGTTCTTGGAAGGATGTGCACTAAATGGCTCTTAACATTGATACAAGTAGATTTCTGTATGACGAGAGTAGTCCTACATGCCTAAGGTACAAAGTAGATGTACTAAACAGTCGGGGACAGGTTTGCTCTAATGCACGAGCAGGGGACGTGGCCGGTTGTGTTAACAGTAACCCTCAGCATCACGCCAGAGTTGGTGTAGAAGGTAAACACATTTTATGTCACTTGATCATTTGGGAGATGTTTAACGGGCCAATCCCGGACGGTATGTTCATAGACCATTTCGATCAAGACCGGCAAAACAACAAAATAAGTAATCTAAGGTTGGTAACGAGGTCTGAAAACAACAGTAACAAAGGTAAGTATGACAACAACACTTCCGGTGTGAACGGTGTCTACAAGATCGTGCATAAAAATCATACACATTGGTGCGCTACGTGGCATACGATTGAGCATCGCAAAAGAAACAAGTGGTTTTCTACAACAAAGTATGGCTACGACGAAGCTTTCCGCCTAGCATGTGAATATCGTGCTAAAATGATTGAAGAACTTAACGCACAAGGTGCAGGATAGACTGAACGACATGGTACGTAACAAATGAAATCCAAATATTATCACGAAGGTTATGCCTCTTATCATCGCGGCATCACCACCAACCCTTACACGAACGGAGATGACGAACGTGCAGAAAGCGACTGGCAAGACGGCTTCGACGCCTGCGAACAAGAGTTTTTCGACAACGAGTACATCACGAACGTCAGGAGCAGGAATGTACAGTGGTCGTATGAATGAGCGGGACGTTGCCTGGAATGGCAGGTCTTGGCAAGTGATTCCCCACCGCTATTACACGGAGCAATGATGGAAGACAAACGCTACAACGGAGAGTATGACGCTCTGAGAATTATCGATGAAGCACTTCCACCACAATCTGCTGCCAAGTTTCGGCACGGAAGTCGTAAACCGTATGACTACGAGCAACCTGTATTGGACGTAGCAAAAGCTGCTATGGCAGAAGTTGGAGGATTTAGAAACGTTACACGAGAAAAGATTATGAAAACAACTCATATCAACCTGCCATACTGGCCTTTCGATGTCGAAGAAGGGTTGATGCGACGAATTCAAGAAGTCAATTCTTGGTTTGGTCGTTGGCTACCTTCAAAACCACTATTCCGTGTAGCTTTGACGAATGATCAATGGCTAGATTTGACGACTAAGAATGAAGCCCGTGCAATGTTCACTTTCTTTGTCAGAAATGATGACGAAGTGCACCCTACATTACCGCCTGACGGTGGCGAGTACGAGCAGTGGATTCAGATTGCTAACGTGCTGTTCTTTGTGGAGAAGTAGAATGATCCCTCAAACAGAAAAATTCGAATACGCCGGAAAGAAGTACGAACTACGTTCAGATTGCTTCGGGGGAGACTTGTATAGTATTTCCGAAGACGGCACAGCGACAGCTATGCACTATCCCGCAAACTGGATTAGCGTAGAAGATTTCTTGAAACTTAAACACCTGAACGAAAATGGTATCTCGCCATAAACCAACACGAGAGCAGCGAGCAGCCACACATCCTGCAACTGACGCAGACTATACGATCTTAGCACAACACGTTGTCTCAGCAGTTATTGCAAAGTGCCGAGATATCGTAATCCGCTTCCCTTATTTTGTGGCGCTTCCTGATGATTGGCCTCGCGGGATTCTTGTGAAGCGTGACGAATCCTATAATTACTACCGTGTTAAGGTCTTCAAGGCAGCGGATTGGATGTTTAAGCATGGGTATCTACAACAGGATGCCAAGGGGCTTGTCAAGAGCATGCGCAGCGTCGTAAATTTGTTAGGAGAGGCCGACAGACTTCTTACAACACCTGAGCAAGAATTCTTAAAAGGCAGTAAGATTTCTGTTGACAACGATGATGCTGATCTGTATAATTCTACATCTGAAACTAAGGAGGAGTAATGACAAGCCGAGCGGCTAAAACTTTCGAGTACGTCCGTAATATTGTAAGAGGGGAGTTTAATTCAACTATGACGAAGAGTGAAATTGAAGCACGTATCAGTCTGCTTGCGGATGAAATGGATGCTAACGATGAAGAGAATCGTTGGATGCAGCGGGAAATTGACGGCTTGTACGCAATGCTGTACAAAATGGATAAGCTGGAGGCAGAATGAAACAGGTATGGCAAACTGAAGATGGTGTAGTCTTCGCGGCGAAGCAAGACGCGGAAGAGTGGGAGGCACATTGCAATTTTATAGAGGCAATCACCAAAAAGGTGTGGGAGAAAACATCCGGGATCACTCATGCAGACATTCGTGAAGTACTAGATGTTGTTATAGAACACTATAACGTGACACCAAAATGAACGAGCTAGCCTACCGCTGGATGATTGTTAAGACTGGCTTTATTATGCTATGGGAGAACATTCTTGACCTATTCCGACAACGCCACCTTCGGTGAGAAGGGACATTTCTTTGTGCGACGTATCAATCTTCGTGGTCTTGAGCTTGACGTAGAGTTTCGATTCTATCAAGGCATCCCTGCCACGAAAGATGAGCCAGAGTCGCCTGAAGAGTTGATGATTGAAGCTGTGTTTCTTGATGAGTACGACATAATGCACATCATCGGGAACAAAACCTTCTTAGAGATTGAGAAGGAAATTTATAAATTGTATGATGATAAGGAGGACGTGTGCTGATTTTCTATATCGTATGTTGTATCGTGCCACTGTTGCTTGTGTTGATTAATCTTCATTTTGCTGAAAACAAGCTCACTTGGAAACAATCGCTCGGCGTCACCATTGCAAGCTTGATTCCCTTTGTTAACGCTTTGCTTATCATTACTATCTTTGCTGTGGTGTATAAGATGGCTGCGGCAGAGATTGAGAAGGGAAACTGATGGCTCCTCTAATTGCGTATCTCATCTTTGCTGCTGTAGTGTTTTCATTGTGCTGCTGGGCAAGCAAGCTCGACGGCGAGGATGTAACAATCGGATATGCTTTGTTGTTCGTGTTCTTATCACTGGTCCCAGGGCTTAATGTGTTAGTAATGTGCGTCGCTCTGATCGTCATTACTGATCAAACTAAGTTCTTTAGTAAGAAGTTGTTCTAATGCGTCCTGCATTCTCAGGACAAAGCCTGCGCTGGCTTAGCGCAATTTAACTTAAAAAGGAAATAAATATGTCTTTCAAACCACGTAACGACCGTCAAAACAATAACGAAAATTCGGAACAAAAGGTTTTCGTACCAATCGTGCCGGAAGATGGTCTGCAAGTAGTGCAAGTAGGTATGCTTGTTGATCTTGGCAAACATAAGAAACAGCCCAAGTTCGCGACACAGAATGGCAAGCGTGAAAAGGACGAAAACGGCGAGGACAAAGTGCTGTGGCCCATTGAGGGCAAAGACCTTGAACAGAAGGTTGCTGTCTACGTCGATCTGCTGAGCCAGCAGCACGATTATGAAGGCGAAATTGGTGTTCGCAACATTCGTCTCCCTCTTCATCCTGTAAATCGTGGCATGTCGGAAGGTCTTAACTTCACCACTGTTGCGCCGCGTGATCCTGATGGCAACTACATTAAGGGTAAGCCGTGGAGCCTTGCTCCTGCAAGTCAGTGGAAGAAGATCGCTGATGCAACGAAACAAGACAAAATCTTTGAAGCGGATTACAAGAACAAAGACCATAACAATATTGGTCTGTTGCTTGGTAAACCTTTCATGATTAATGTTGAAGTTAGTAAGCAGGAAAAAGATAGCAAAACGTACGTGAACACCAAGCTGAAATCTCCTGTGCCGTTGATGAAGGGGATGCAAGTTCCTGAGCCTCTGCAAGTTGCTGTGTCGATCAATTTCGACGATAACGATCTTATGGAAGTGAAGGAAGAACTCGGTGGTATTGCCAAAATCGATCTGCTGCGTATGGCTGATATTCGTAAGATTGTTCTCGCAGATGACTATCCGGGCAGCGAGATTCAGAAGGCCATTCAAGAGCGTCACGACGAAGAAGACATCATCAAGTACGCGAAAGATGTGTACGCGAAGATTGTTGAAAATGATCGCGATCTTAAGGAAATTCGTGCCAAGTATCCGAATGGTAAGCCGGGTGTTGAAGGCGAAGCTGCTCCGGTAGCACAGCCGAAGGCTCCTGACTTTGATGATATCGAAGATACGCCGTTTTAGGATGTAGATGGAGACGCCGGTCACTAAGGCATGCTTTAAGTGCGGAGAGACTAAACCCCTCTCCGACTTTTACAAGCACTCAGAAATGGCAGATGGTCACGTCAACAAATGTAAGGAATGTAATAAACTAGACGTTAGAAGTAATCGTAAAAAGCGCGAAGACTATTACAATGCTTATGACAGGTTGAGAAGTACAAAACCTGAACGTAAAGAGTATCGTAAAAAGAACGAGCAAAAGCCCGAAAGAAAGGCCAAGATACAGGCTTATAAAAGGGTATGGCACTCTGAATACGATATGAAAAAGAAGGCGGCAACGACCGCAGTTGGGAATGCTTTGCGCGACGGTAAGTTGGAAAAGTGGCCGTGTTGGGTTTGTGGAACTACTGAAAACATAGAAGGTCATCATGTTCACTATGATATGCCTCTAGACGTGATTTGGCTGTGCACAAAACATCATGCAGAGGTTCACCGTGACTACGATCACGAACAAGACATTATTCTGCTTGAAACCACAGAAAAAGGCAGTCGTTGGAAACAAGACGACTGACATACGCCCTACTCCGAGATGGGTGGGGCTTTTCTTTTAGGGACATTATGAAGACAATTGCAATTGTTGACGCAGATATTCTCGCCTTCAGGTGCAGTGCTGCAAATGCGACACGTAGTATCCGAGCAACACATAAGATGTCGGGCCAAGTAATTGAGTGCCCGCACCGTACAGCCCTTAAAGAACAGATCAAAGGCGCTTTTGAGTTGGACGAATTCGATATAGAAGATGTGCAAACCGCAGCAGATATAAGTTTTGCCTTCAATGCAATGAACACTTGCCTAAAAGCGTGGAAACAAAGTGTCGGCGCAAGCTCGGTTGAGTTATACATTAGCGGCGAGAATAACTTTAGGGATTACTTGCCGCTTCCGACAAAGTATAAAAGCAATCGTTCAGGAATCAAGCCTGTTCAACTACAAGAATGCCGTCAATACCTTATTGAACGTAAGAAGGCTGTCGTGGTTAATGGCAAAGAAGTTGACGACCATCTTGCACAACGTTGTTATGAGGGCTTAAAGCAGGGTATCAAAACAGTCGCAGTTACAAATGATGGCGACCAGAATGGAGTGGCAGGCTGGATGTACAACTGGACTAAGATGAATGAGCCAAAGCTTATTTGCGGTTTGGGCGACATATGGTTGAATGACGAACGAAATGATTTCGACGGACATGGGCGGAAATTTTTTTATGCTCAGTGGCTATACGGAGACTGGAACGTTGATCGTTTCAAACCTGCCGAGTTGTCCGGGAAGAAGTTTGGTGTGGTGGCTATGTACAACATTCTTAAAGATTGTAATACGGACAAGGAATGTGTGCAGGCTGTTTACAACCAGTACTCAAAGTGGTATCCTGAGCCTGTAACATACACAGCGTGGGACGGCGCTGAACACACTAAAGATGTTATCGAAATTATGGATATGTATGCTGCTTGCGCACACATGAAGAGGTTCGACGGAGACGTTTTTGACACTCGTAAGCTTCTTAACAAACTGGAGATTGAAGTATGACTAAGGGAATCGTCTTTGCAGAGCCTGTTCGCTACATGGTGATTGCTACGTGGTATGGCTACAAAATCCTCGACACACTCACTGAAGGCTTCAAAACTGTTAAGCGCTTTGTAGACTACGACAACGAAGCCCACCTTCGTGCTCATGACTACGCAAGGGAACTGAATATCAAGGAGGGGTATGTCTATTGGTACTAAAGAAGCTTGGGAGTCTTACCCTGAAATCTGGCCTGATGAGAAAGCCTTCATGTTGTATTTGCGAGGGGCTTTCCGTTCTGTGTGGAGTCGCTACCCTGCCAAGTTAGAGTGGAAGAAGCGCCAAATGACCCCCCCGCCAGCGGGATACACAGGACGTGCTAAGAATGTTGGGTACTGTGCATTCTGTGGCAAGATGGGATCAGCATCCTCCTTTGAAGTGGACCACATAGACCAAGCAGGCTCTTTCGGCAACAAGGAAGAAGCTGTGCAGTGGTTCTGGAGGTTGCTAGACACAAACGACAACTGGCAGCTTGCGTGCAAACCTTGCCACAAAACTAAATCTTACGCTGACAGGATGGGGATTAGTTTTGAAGATGCAAGCGTAGAGAAAGAAGTAATCGCCATTTGCAAGAAACCTGTCAAAGATGTCAAACAGTTTTGTTACGATTACGGCTACAGTAATGAGCAATTGAGCAATCCAGAGAAACGCCGAATGGCAGTGGAACAAATTCTATGCTCTGTAAAATAAGGCTTGCAATGGCACAACAACTTGTGTAGAATACGTTCTACAACATTCTTAAGGAGAAAGCAGATGGGTGATTTTGGATTTATCACTGAGTCAAGCTGTGATTATGACGTGTACATCTATGACGAGTGGAACGACGGAAACATATATCTGCACGACACAAGCGGCGGAAGGAGCTACGTCAATGCGGAAGATATTCCGAAATTGATTAATGCTTTGCAAAAGGCTTACGAATATATCAAACAAAAGGAACAATCATGACCAACGAATTCAGATTCCATTACAACGGATTTCGCAGCCTCTACACTGCCAAGCTTCGAGACGATTGGTATCGCGTGTATTTTAATGAAGAGTATGTCGCAGCATTTACGAAGGATGAGATGAAGCATATGATTGATAGTCAACGTGCACGTATTGTGGAGGAAGATGATGAAGTTGCCGAATAAGTTTCAATTTCGTGTGAAGTGCCTACCTGGGTTTACACATACCATTTCCAAGAATGCTCACGGTGATTACGAGGTGAAGTGGGCACGAGGGTATCCAAATAAGATTCGTGAAGTCCCTCGTGCGGTGCTTGAAGAGTGCCGCGTTCACTCCTTGGTTGAGGTTGGCGCGTGGATTGTCGTGAATGACAAGCAGAAGCAAGATGAATTGCCAGATGAGTTTTATTTCAAGCATTCGCATTGCCCCGATGACATGCATTTCACGAAACGCTGCGGAGATTTTTATATGACAACGTGGAACTGCGGGACGGAAGAACAACACACAGTTTCCGGTGTCGTAGATTACGTGAAAAAATTTGGGTGGTGGATTATTCAGGACAAGAAACCTCTCACAGCCGAACAACAACGCCAACTGAACGACTTCAAAGAGCGAATTGCTTCGCTTGAGCAGTCTATCAAGCTGAATGAGCAGGATGTGGAGCATAAGAGGCGGCTCATTTCAAACTATGAGGCAACGAAGGCAGATTTGCTGAAGAAAATTGAGGAGATGGTATGAGTGACTTGACAGAATTCATCAAACTAAATATGGAAGTCCACCGTTCTACAAAAGAGCGCATTGATTTGTTGGAAAATGAGATTAAGGAACTTCGCCGTAAGATTGATAGCCCGGCTGTTTATGGCCCTTTGAAGTGGCAAGTGCCACAAGGTCCGTCGGACTTCCCGTTTAGCTTTGATTGGAGTATTAAATGACTGAGAATGAAGACTGGAAAGTTCAGGCGATTGCTCTGCATAACACAGGTACAATGAGTTGGCGAGACATTGCGAAGGCCGTTAACAAGCCGAAGAGTACGGTCTCTGATCTACTTCGCAGCTACGTATCTTCGCTTAACCCGCAAAAGGAAGGCGGCACTACTCACCTTGTCATTCCTGATACACAAGTGAGGCCAGGGATTTCTCTGGACTATCTTCGATGGATCGGTGAATACATCGTACGGAAGCAACCGGATGTGGTCGTGCATATCGGCGATCACGCGGACATGGAAGGGCTTAGCAGCTACGATAAAGGGATGCGTTCGGCAGAAGGTAAGCGTGTTGCAGAAGACATTAAAGCGTCTATCGAAGGCATGAATGTTCTGCTTGCCCCGCTGCGAAATTTACAAAAGCAGCAAATGCAAGCTGGTGAGAAAGTGTATAATCCGAGACTTGTGCTCACGCTAGGTAATCACGAAGATCGCATTAATCGTCATGTGAATGCTAACCCAGAACTTCATGGTTTTCTCAGCATTGATGATCTGAAGTATGAAGAGGCAGGCTGGGAAGTAGTCCCTTTTCTCACTCCGATTACCATTGATGGTGTGAATTATTGCCACTACTTCCCGAATGTCATGACGGGCAAGCCTCTTGGCGGTACTGCACAAACGATGATGAAGACGATTGGCGAAAGCTTTACGATGGGCCATCGACAGACTTTAGATGTTACTACGAGATTCTTACCTTCCAGCGGCAGGCAGCAGTGGGGGCTGATCTGTGGGGCAGCGTACGTACACGATGAGCATTATAAAGGCGTGCAGGGGAACAAACACTGGCGGGGTATTGTGCTGAAGCATAACGTGCGGGATGGTAGCTACGACCCCCTGTTTGTTAGTATGCAATGGTTGGAACAGGAATATGGTAACAAGGGGAACAAATGAATATTGAAGAACATTACTGGGACGTATACGCTTTCAATAACATTGCTGGCAATCTTGCAAATGTTGACGAAGCAAGTGTAGCAGCCCAAATAAAAGTTGTTGTAGAGGAAGTGAAAGAGATTGAGAAAGCATTTGCAGAGAAAGACTCTGTAGAACTTCTTGATGGTGTGTGCGATGCGTTTGTTACAGTGGCAGGATTGATGCAGAAGATGAGCTATGCAGGATTCAAGGTGGATGAAGCACTTGAGCGAGTGTGTTTAAACAATATGGCTAAATATCCCTCGGAGATGTCCAAAGAAGAGTTGGACAATTGCGACAAACAAGGTTGGGACGTTCTGTACAACATCGACTGTGAGTGCTATGTGTTGAAAGATAAAAACGGTAAGATTCGTAAGCCGCTTGGATTTAAATCTGTAGAAATCTCCGATTTGGTGCCTGATAATTTCTTCGGAGAACAACCATGAAGGTTCTTTCGTGCTATGATATCTTGCTCGCAGATGAACTCAAAGGTATGAACATCTTTGATCTTTGCAGCTTGGACAACGCAGACAAAGTGTACAGTGTACTAGAAATGCTGGGTATGGATGTTGTAAAACCTGTGCATATATATGCCGCCAATCACCGCACATTGGCAGGGCAAGTCAAGATTGGATTTTTGTTCGCTGGGGAATTGTCTGTCCGGCGAGAGCACCTGAAAGGTAAGTACTCTCAACCGGAGGATGTTCTTATCGCAGCAAGTCTCACCGACAGGTCGCTGTTTGAAGAGTTGCATGCGATGGGGCACACTTCGCCAATGTATGGCGGTATGGCCGCGCTTGATGAGAATGTTGTGGCGAAAGAGGATGAAGAGTATCTTGAGGAAGAACGTAAGATTGTTGCACAAGTCAAGCAACTAGAAGACATTCTTTTTCACATCCGAGGGAACCAATTCAACGAAGATGGTAGTGTGAAGACGCTGGAGGAATATTTCAATCCTCGCCCTGTTGAGAAAAAGCGGAAGAAGCATGCGCGACGAAATAAAGAGGAAAACATTGATGAGTAAAAAAGAACCACGAATTAAGACGCATACAGATAGTTATGTCACGTATTATCCTCAGTTTGTCGAATTTGCCAACACACAGCTTGAGAAGTGCTTCTGGACAGCGAACGAAATCGCGATGGAGAAGGATAAGCAGGACATGCTTGTCAACATGACGGATGCAGAACGCCATGCAGTAACTACCGCTCTTAAGCTTTTTGTCAAGTATGAGATTTTTGTAGGCACGGAATACTGGATGACACGAGTGATGAACAAATACCCCCGCCCAGAGATTCAACGGATGGCTTCTGTGTTCGGCATGATGGAACTAGCAGTACATGCACCGTTCTACAATAAGCTTAATGAGGTGCTTGGACTTAACACCGACGAGTTCTACACCAGCTATATTGACGACCCCGTGCTGAATGAACGTGTTACGTTTCTTGATAAGGCTGTAGACGGACAAGATGACCTGCTAAGTCTTGCAACGTTTAGCATGCTAGAAGGCGCGGTGCTGTTCAGCAGCTTTGCTATGTTTAAGAATTTCCAGAGCAACGGTAACAATCTTATTAGCAATACGGTTCGAGGTATTAACCAAAGTCTGATTGACGAAGGTTTGCACCAACAGGCAGGCGCTGCCCTCTTCAAGCAAGTTGTCAAAGAGTCCAGGCTGAAGAAGGAAGAGTTGGATATGTTGCACGAGGAGATTAAACTTGTTGCAGGTATTCTGTTAGAGCATGAAGAACGCATTGTAGATATGCTGTTTGAAAAAGGCCCGCTGCGGGGCATTACGGCAGAGCAAATGAAAGCGTTTGTTGCGCACCGTGTTAATGTGTGCCTTGACTCTCTGGGTGTTGAGCCATGCTTTGAAGTGAATGATCGTACGATTGAAGGATGGTTCTACACTTCGGCACAAGGCTACCAACAGGTTGACTTCTTCACGGGCGTGGGCCGAGAGTACCAACGTGGATGGAACGAAAAAGCTTTTGAATGGAATGTAGGCGATGCATTGGGCTGACTATGTGTATGTGTCGTACGATAGTCCAACATTCTTGAGGTGGCTTGTTGATATAAAAGATTCAAGAGGCCACCAGACAAAGGCCAGGAAAGACGGTGTTGCTGGTGGAGGAAGTGGGCGCTTTCAAATTCAGGTTGGGAACGTGCAAGAGCAGGTTTCAAGGGTCGTTTATAAAATCGTGTTTGGAGAAATACCTGAGGGTATGGTGGTAGATCACGAAGATGGAAATGAATTAAACAACCACCCTAAGAACTTGAGACTTAAGACCTTGGCCGAAAACAACCGAAACGTTAAGAAATCTACTCAGAACAAATCTGGCAAAGTTGGTGTGTATTTTACATACAATCGAGCAGGTACGAAATACGTGGAGGCATCTTGGTACTTCAACGGGAAGAAGGTCAGTAGAAGATTTTCTACAGTGAAGCACGGTGAACAAGGTGCTTTCGACAAGGCAAGCGCTGCTAGAGATGCTGCAATCGAGAGTATGAACATTGATGGTGCAGGATACACAGAGAGGCACGGAAAATGACAGACAATTTATACGAAAAACTAAGTGAAGAACGGAAGAAAGGTCAACTCGACGGAACTATCCCTGAGTGGTTCACGACGTCAGGATACCAAATGTTTGTGCAAAAATACCTGCACCAAGCTGCCAACCCAAAAGAGCAGTTCATGCGGATTGCCCGGACGGCTGCAAAGCATGCGCCCAAGCGAAAAATTTACGATGAGCACTACAAAGAGTGGTACAATCTGCTGACGCCGGAAGACTACTGGCAACAGAAGTTTTTTGAAGTGTTGTGGCAAGGCTGGGTGTGCTGCTCGACGCCTGTACTAGCAAATATGGGCACAGATCGTGGTTGCCCTGTAAGCTGCGCTGGTAGTGTGGTAGACGATAGTATCGAAGGCTTCTACGACGCATACCGTGAGATTGCAATTCTAACGAAGCAAGGTTTCGGCACAGCCTCTGACCTGTCAAACATCCGCCCTCGTGGCAGCAAGATTAGTGTTGGTGGAAAGGCGAGCGGTGTACTTCCTGTCATCAAGCATTTTGTACAGGACATGCGAGATGTGGCACAAGGTACTGCACGACGTGGAGCATGGGCAGCTTACTTGGACATCGAGCACGGAGATTTCTGGGAGGTTGTGCAGTATTTGGAGGAACAGCCTGACGACTTAAACATTGGTTGGATTATCACGGATAAGTTCGTCGCTAAGCTTAAAAAGGGCAGCAAAGAGGCTACTAAGCGTTATCAGCGTGCCTTGAAAGCTAAGATGATTTTTGGAAAAGGTTATTTCTTCTTTGTAGATAAGGTCAATCGCCAGCGCCCTCAGATGTACAAAGATTTGGGCCTGATGGTGAAGGCAAGTCAGCTCTGCTCGGAAATTATGCTGCATAGCAGTCTTGATTACACTTACACTTGTGTGCTGTCGTGGATGAATCTGGCACGTTACGACGAGTGGAAAGACACGGATGCTGTGTTTGTCGGCACAGTGTTTCTGGATTGTGTAATCTCCGAGTTCATTGAGCAAGCGTCTAAGATTCGTGGCATGGAGAAGGCGGTTGCATCGACTGTCAAAGGGCGAGCGATTGGGCTTGGTGCCGGGGGTTTTCACACCTATCTGCAAGAGCACATGATGGAGTTTGGTAGCGTTGATGCACATATGTTCAATGCTCGTGTTTTCAAGCAGATTGATGAACAATCGCTGGAGGCGTCGAAGTGGTTGGCTAAAGAGCTTGGCGAACCTGAGTGGTGCAAAGGGTATGGTGTGCGATTCACACATCGAATGGCTGTTGCTCCAACAAAGAGCACTGCGCTGATTTATGGCGGAATTAGTGAGGGCATCAACCCTGACATTGCTATGAGTTTTACTCAGCTTACAGCTGCAGGTGAAATGGATCGTGTCAACCCAACACTTCTTAAGCTGATTAAGGAGAAAGGTTTGGATGTTGAGTCTTGTATTCGTGATACTGTTAAGAGTCAGGGGAGTGTGCAGCATGTTGACTGGCTGACGGAGGATGAGAAACGAGTGTTCAAGACTGCATTTGAGATTAACCAGAAAGACATCATTCGACTTGCAGCAACACGTCAGAAGTACATTGACCAGGGGCAGAGCACTAATCTGTTCTTTGCAGGTAATGCAGATGAGAAGTTGATTTCAGATATTCACCAAGAAGCATTCGAGAACGAGAACATCCTTAGTCTTTATTATGTGTACTCGTCTCGTGGTGTTGTGAGCAGCAGCGGCGAATGCGTCGCATGTCAATAGGAGCAAATATGATTGTTGTGTATTCAATGGAAGGTTGTGCGCAGTGTGTCCAAGCTGTGAAGCTGCTTGAGCGTAAAGCTGTGCCGTTCAAAGTGGTGAAGATCGATGAAGACTTTGAAGCTTACGAATTTCTTAAGCGAGAGGGCCATCGCAGCATGCCTCAGATTTACAAAGACGGTAAGCTTCTTATTCAAGGTGGGTACTCTGGTCTTACCAAGCTTACCGACGAAGACTTCGAGAAGCTAAAATAATTAAAAATGTTGTTGACAAGCGCTGTGCTCATCTGTAGAATGGCGTTTGTCGATTGAGACGAATATTAAGGAGAATAACATGAACATGGTAACGGTAGAAATGAACTTCGAGGATAGACGTACTCAGAAGTTTATGGATGTTGTGTCTGTGGACCCTAGTGACGAGAAGTATTTCAAAATTGTACGTGCGAATAATGTTGTGATGATTCGTCACAGTTTTATTCTGAGCGTAACCGTGGATGCTTATTAAATGAACACTAAAATCATTCCTGTGCCGCCATCTGATGCACCTAACTTTCACTACTATGTTGGGCACGAGGTTGTGCGCGTGTTTGACACGAACGGGGTGGGCCATTTGATCCCTGTACCTTTCTCAACTGCTCCACATTCGTTCTATCTGTGCTTTGCACCGCACGGACAAATTTACGCTGAAGTTGCCATCTAATTTTAAGGAGAACTAACAATGACGAAGCACGTAACCGTAGACCAAGCAACTTTCGATGCAGCAGACCTGACACGATTTCTTCAGCGAGGTATTAATGTGCTATCTGAAGAGGCAGCTTTGAAAGAGGACTTTAAGGCGCTTGTGGAAGAGGCTGCTAACGCCACTAAGATTGAGAAGAAAATTATCCGCAAGTTCATCAAGTCACGCTTCGCTGTCAAGACCAAGGACATCGTTGCTGAAGCTGAAACACTGGACGCCCTGAGCAAAGTGGTTGATGAGTGACACTTAGTCAACTGTGAATATTCACGCAACATTTACAAAAGATCATGTATACGATGTTGTAAGCGCGTGCGATAAATCACAAATATATTTTGACAGAAAGATTTTGTAGGCATAGACTTACACATATTATGATTCGGAACAAGGTGCTTCCCTCCGAATCAGCCCGAACAAGAGCCATCAGGCCGTGAAGCACAAACAAACATTTCTACCAATCTATCTTACTAAGGAACTAACCATGAACATCGATTCCATCGTCGCAGACCTCCTCTATATCAACAAAGTGGTGGCTGCTCTGTATCCTGTCATCACTGATCAAGTGAAAGCTGTCGAAGCTGCATACGGCTCTGGCAACGGTGCACAGAAGCTGCAAGTGGCTGTCGCAGCAATCAAGGCCATCTACGAAGCAGCGCACGGCCCTGTCCCGTTCGGCAATATCCTGAACATTGTGGTGGAACTCATCACTGCAAGTGTTACCTACTACAACGCTGTCAAGGCGTTCCCGAAGGCTGCACAGGCCGCAGCAGCATAAGCTATAAATAAAAAATGCCCCAACACCGAAGTGAAGGGGCAAAGGGTGCTCTACCAAGAGCTTACTAAGGAAAGGGTGAGGGGCTGAGCGACAGCTTCCTCTCCTTCATAATTATAATCGACATTTCAGAGACACGTCAATGCCTTTGAGGTTGTCAAGCGCTATTCTCAAGGCCGTTGATTGCGCTGTGCTGTTTTGCCCATTCGATTGCTCGCTGGCGTACGTCGTCATCAATTGTCGAAGCAACGCTTCCTCGTTCAGCAGCAGGTGTGACGCTAGGTGACACTGCTGCGGGTTCTTCTTTGGCAGGCTGTTCAACGCTCTGCACAGACGGTTCGGCTTCTCGTACGGCTCCCGATGGCACTCCATGTTCTTTGGAGGTGGCGATGTTGATGCCAATGTTTGCCAGGGCCAGTAGGCCAATGCTGATATCAGCGCAAGTCTGCATATCAATTCCAAAGTCATAGCCGCAAGCCTTCCCCAATGTCACAATAGCAAACAGCAAACCTGCAATCATGTTGGCCGTGATTTGATGGCCGCGCCATGCTGCTGGGTCTGCCACAGCTTTGCCCTGCTGAAACACAGCGTAAAGGGCTTTCATTTTCTCTAACATTTCAATACCTTTCTGGCTGTGTTGTACAAAGCCAACCTATCTTCCCATCCATTCGTCCCGCCATTAATCACGCGAGTGATCTTCATGAAGGCGTCCTGCGTTCCGAGGTCTGCCAACCCACTCAACTTGTGATCTGCCCACCACCACGCCGCAGCCCTGCAAGCATTCTCAGGTTGTGCCAACAGTGCAGGATGTTCCAAGCAATCAATGTTCAAAGCCAACATCACCTTGACGTAATTCGTTCGTCCAGTGATTTGGATCAGTGACCTTCCTTTGAACTTCTGTCCATCTCCCGGCATCGTATTTCCTAGATCAATTCTGCCGTTGTATGCTGCACCTGACGCAATCTCTTCGGTGTAGCGCAAGTAGCCACTCTCGTGTAGAATCTGAGCTAAGAAAGCTGCCACACGCAGTGGAGTGTTGATTTGCCACTCCTGCATGGCTACGTTCAGGAACGGAACAAACACGCTTGCACGAGACTTGGTGTAGGGCGAAATGGCAACCAACTGTTCAAGCGTGATGTCCATTATTTGTCCGCCTTCCTATCTAGCTTCTCCTCCATCTTGTCAAATCGAGCGCCGAGGGATTGCCCCAACGATTCGATGTTGCGCGAGATGGTGTCGAATGCTCTTGTCAACTCACTCTTGGTCATGTAAGTTTCACTCGTATGTAACTTGTGATCAGAAAGCTCTTTTTCCACTCTAGTAGTCGCATCCTTGGCTTTGCCAATTTCGTTGTACATGTGCCAGCACCACGCTGACATCAGAATTTGAATCAAACCCAGCGCATACTTCAAAATTTCAACTGTTTCCATGCTAACCCTTCTCAATGAACTGCAATGTGTAGCCCAAGGAGAGGGCGCGTTGTACAACAGCGGCTGGTGTGGCGGTCGGGCCTAAATCTAACCCTGATAGTCTTCGCATAGAAATGGTGAGTTCGCTACACTGCCATTTCAAGTCTTGTGCTATGTCAAGCATGTTGAAGAACCCCTCGACAGCCTGAACCTTACTGTACTGGTCGCCAACATGAGACAGGCCATAAGACTCTTCTTCGGATGTCATTGGTTTATCAGGAGTCTGAATCAAGAAGAATCCGTAATCAAGATACTTTTCTAGGGGGCTAACACAAACTTGTGGTACAATGGCTTCTATGACGTGAGGGACACCATCTTTAACAAGAATAACTGCCACATGACTATATTCAGACTCGCAAGCCATGCGTACAATATGGGACTCGACGTCGGAAATGGTTTTCCAAGGGTGATGCGAGCAGACCAGAATGTCGCCAGAGTTCAAGCCGCTTCTAATGTCGGAGTATCGCATGTTTGCTGTTCCTTTAGCTTTTTAGCTTTCATATTGGCTTTACGCGTTTCCCAACTGCGTCTATGGGCCTCTTCTCTTTTGAGCTTTTCCTCATCAGATAAGTTAGCATTTCGCTCTTTTTTCGTAGAGCTTATCTTATCCCTCGTTTCTTGAGATTGTATTCGCCCCTTTGTACCTTCTGATATATTTCTACGTGCCTCCTCGGAAAAAGGGCCATTAGATACCCCTTTGCGAGCTTTTGACATGTTGTTTCGCTGGCTCTCGCTAAATTTTCTGCCTCTCGACCTATCACCAGCGGCCGTTCTAGCTGAAGGGTTGTCGTCATAAAATTTCTTACACGATTCGGAAATTTTCTTCTTTACTTCGTCAGAATGAACTACCTTACCCTTTTTACTCTCCGATATTTTTCTACAAGTCTCCGCTGATTTTACAATCCCAACACAGCTACCGGCAATACGTGCAATATTGTAGCCATAGAGACTGTTGCTGGCCTCAAATAAGTCGATCCATTGTTGCTCTATTTCGACAAGACTCTTATTGTCAACCACTTCTTCAAGAACGCGAAAGGAGAAAGCATCCTCCCCGTATTTCCTCCACGCGGATTGAAGGTGCTTGTTACCATGCACACCTCTTTTAAGGGCACCAATATGGTGACTTTTTCTTCCGCGAAGGTCTACTGAACTGCCAACGTAGACTTTACCATTAATGGTGTTGTAGATTATGTAAATTCCACCCGTTTTTCTGAAAATTGGAGTTTGCAAGTCAAACCTCTTCTATTTCTATAGTGGCAGCTAAATAGTTAAAATAAGGAGTCTGCATTGATGGAGTAGACGTGAGCCGTCCATAAAGCATGTACACTGCCTCTAGGCTGGGGTCTTGATTGTTCGGATATACACTTAAGAACACTGCTTTACTTAGACCATTGCCAAATAGAATATCCCACAACTGCTTACGCGAAGCTGGCTCGATACTGGCAAGATTCAAGGCTTGCTTACGATGTTTTGTGCCCACATAAGTGTAAAGGTCGCCTGCATCTGTACGGGTGTGAGAGCTTGTGTCAGCCACTTGCAGCGTCGTACCTTGAGCCTCCACAACCGATGGTGTCCAACTATTGCCAATAACAAGCCGACTTGCTTCAAAATACGCAGCAAGATTGTTCGTGTCAGTGATCGTGATAACAACCTTTTGCGCTACCACTTTGCTGCTAAGCCAAAGCCGAGCATACACACCACCACCATACGCAAAGCTATTCACCCCTTGCCCGGACGCCCACAACTTAGTGGAAGCTGAAGGGCAGCACGTTAGAGCGCCTGTATCTAGCACGGGATCGGCGTCCGTGCTCACGGTGTAGAACTGCGCCTGCATCGTAGCTGTGCTACTCCCATTAGTGAATGCAAGAGCAATCCCATCAATAGTTTCGGCAGCAGACCAAGTAGCAGTGATGGTGAGTGTTTTGGACGTGCTGCGGCAAACTTTAGATTTAACATCACTTTTAAGATTTGCAACAGGGAGGCCACTAGCCGTGGCAGAGGAGGAAAGTGTCGCTCTATCTGCCGCATTATCATAAATTACTCGTAGATTAGACAATCAATCTCTCCTTTAACAATGTTATAGATTATAACACTCTTAATGCTTTAAGTCAAAATTACACAGCTTGAGAAAGCACAGCGAACAGATCGGACTTGGCAGTATTAACTCTGTCAGCCACGGCTTGTTCAGTGGCAGCGTGCCTAACATCCTCTTTAGCAATCAACCTGATTTTTCTGATGGATTCCAGCAAGCCATACCAATTGTCCGCTGTGCTGATAATATTGTCGGCAGCTTGTTGTGCTGTCCAATTATCCCTCCACTTAGCATCAACCCAACTTTGAACGCACGGGGGGACGCTATCAGCAGGGTATCCAGCAGTCTTAAACTCACGTGCTTGTTGCTCCGCACGGAGATATTCGGCAGTGTTAGTTTGTTTGGAAAGCACTAGCATTCTTACGCTGTCTGCTGTATCATCAATTTGAGAAATGGCATGAGCTATGATGTCTTCAATAGAAACAACCCACACAGGTGCATCATGCCATTCCAGCAAGGCATTAGGTGTAGGGCCATCGCTTAAACGCAGATCGCCTTGCCAAGAGTAGTAAACAATATTATCCTCGTCCAGAGGTGGTGCGTTCATTGGCCCTTCCAAATCCGGGGCGTCTGGCCTGCCAACGCCAAACAGAACTCGGTTTGTGGTTTTATCGACAGCTACGAATTGAGTCATGAGAAATAAATAGTCGTAAGATAAGTGACAGTTTTAGAGACATTAGAAGATGTGTCGGTAACAACACAGGTCATATAAAAATCCTGCTGGTCGCCGTTCAAACGCCCATTGGACTCAATCGATAGCTGCGCTTGATAGTTCGTAGACGACCCGCCAACCCATCCACGAGAAATGCCGGACGTGCTAACGCTCCACGAATACGTATACGGCCCAGTGCCGTTGGTTGGGTTTACGGTGTATGTGCCACCAAAACCATTTGTAGCAGTGTGAGAGATTGTGTACGAATTAGAGCTGCTTGTAATAGTGGCACTAAATGGGGTTGCAATAATCGGATTCTGAATGGTGAGGGATGTGCCATCCCAGCGAATCCCTGTCCCATTTGCAACACCCAAGCTGAAAACAGCAGTGCTGCCGCTGTATCCGAGAAAGAATCCAGTGCCTGTATTATATGCGGTTTGACCTGATGCTACGTAGCCGCCTGATGCCACAGTAACGGCGCCAAATGTGCCTGATGCAGATGCCAACGTTCCTGCGAACGTTGCGTTACCATTTGTTGCATCAAGGGTAAACGTAGCAACACCACTGCTGTTGTACGCAACAATACCATTCCGGTTCATGCCAACGCCGTAGCCGCTTACACGATTGCCAGAGCCGTCCCATGCAAGCGTACCTGCCGATAAACCTGCACCACCTGATAGAATGTTTTGTGCGTTGGATTTCAGCTTTTGGGCAAGACCATTTGTAGCATCATTGACGGCGTTGTAAGCTGAGTTGCCGTTAGCTGCATTAGATTCCACGGTTGTAGCAGAGGTGCTACCGACATTAGTACCGGCAGGTGCTCCAACTGTTGCATTGTTTTCAGGTTTTGTGGAACCTCCGACATCTGCGAAGTTATTAGATGTCATCGGACCAAAACGAATATTAGATAATGCCGCGCCTGCCGAACAAAACGAACTGTCGATATAAAGCGGTGCAGTTATTCGTGCAGGTGGTGTGTAAGTATATAGAACTGCACCGTTTCTTATCCAATATAGCTTCGTTCCGTCGTATATCACGCTTAAAACGTCCCCCGTGGAATATGAGCCAATTGAATTACCACTGTTCAATGGGGTTCCATTATTATAAGCGTACAGGTTGCCATCGCTAAAAGGGTAGATTGCGTAATCAATTGTCCTGTAGTCCGCATCAGAGTCAGGGTCGATGTTTAAGCCAAACATCATTAAACCTGGGACATCGATTTTAGCAGATGCATATGCCCCCCCAATAAAACCGTCTAGGCTTTGAAACTGTGAGTCCCAGGAGTTGTCACCACCATTTTTTACTGCACGGTTACCTACAACAGACACGTGGTTATAACCAATCAGTGTAACATCACTTGTAGCATTATCGGCTGGCCTACCTGTGCCACCCACCTCTGACCACTGCTGCTGACTATTAAGTGTCCCCGGCGCCGCATAGGCTGCACTGAGCCCACCAGCATTAAGAATCGTCGCGCCGGTTGAATCATCAACAATTGTAATTTTTCTGAAAGTCGCTGTGCCATCATTTTGCAGAACAATCTTGCCAGAGCCAAGATCAATCGATCCTGCATTAATCGAACCTAGATTTGCCGTAATGGCGGACAAGCTGCCCACTTTCAGGGAAGACCAATAAGGAATAGACCAAGTAACTTTATTCGTAGTAGGGTCGTAAATACCGTCAGATTGGTAGAGATATTGATTGACAGACAGTGCCGGAACTGTAGAAGACCATGTGCCAGTAATGCCGCCATCATTTGTAGCTGGCAGACTTGTCTTGCCTGTTGTTTGTGCAGGAGTTGTACTTGTCGTTCCTGTGGTAGATGCGCAGTAAGCCGTAACATAAGATGCACCACTTGGTCCTGCATCTCCATTCGATCCAGAAGAACCCACAGCAACAATTGCTGCCGAAGTCCAGTTGTAAGCTGTTTGAGTAACCGTTGCAGAGTCAATAATCTGTAGCTTAGCAGCCCACAACGTAAGGCCCTGCGAGGGTGCAATGCCAGGGGCAAGGGTCCACACTGTCGGAGATGTTGGAGCTGCTCCAAAGTCTCCAGACGACCACGTGTATGTGCCCGTACCGGCAGGGCCAGCAGGGGCTGTAGAAGAGTCCCAACGATATACTTGAATCGTTGCAGACTGATACCCGCTCACACCGTTATTGCCATTCTGAGCCCACACTTGAACCGATGCATTGGTGTAAGACACAACGGTAGACGCTGTACCTCCAGCAGCGGTAATTTGGACAGCAGCAACATACAGCTTCAGGCCCGGAGTGCCAGGATTCGTAGCAGTAATCTGCCATTGGTCCGTGCCGTTGTACGTGCTGTTGATGCCCGTCGCCCAAGTATAGCCGCTAGTGCCGTTAGGCTTAGCAGGCGTAGAAGCGGACCATTGATACAAGTAAACGGTCGCATACTGATTACCGCTTGTGCCGTTATCACCTTTGCTACCATCAGTAAATTTAGTAATCTGTACACTGCGGTTAAACACTTGACCATTGGATGTCAAGCTTGCTGTAATTGTGCACGCATTACCAGTTAAGCTAGAGTATGCAACAGTGGCTGTGTTATCATTGTTATTCGTAACTGTTGCACCAGTTGCACTAAACGACACCGTGCCCGTCAAGCTAATAAGGTTGGCAGTGACAGTGATGGTGGAAGGGAGGGGATTTCCGCTTGTGTCCACTTTAAACAGAGGTGCACTTAATTGAAGCAGGATGTCCGCCCCTAGCGGATTCAATGCCCGCTGACTACTACCAAGTAGTAGCACATCACGGTCGCCAATCACTGTTGCCATTTAAATTCCTTTATACTAAAATCTTAACTGTAATAGTTCCCTTAAACCAGTTAGGGGATAGCGACACCACTGTGCCTGTCTTACCACTAGAGAGCCCAAAGCGAGGATGTGTAAGAGTTGCAGCACAGCCAAGAGACAAAGAACCGATAAGATCGGACGTACCTTCAAACTGAAACACTGTGCGAGGCGTGCTCCATACAGCTACACGCCGATTTGCTTCTGCATCTGCATCAGTGCGGCGCTTCAACATTGTGTCTGTCTGAGGAGGGGCATCGTTCAGCTTGTAGTCAGCTTTTGCTTGCAAGTTTGTAGAGGTAGACGTAAGCCACTCTGTTGCAAACATCGTCTTATGCGCCTCTGGAATACCTGTCAGAAGATTGTTCTGCACTGTCCAGTTCTTATCGAAGCCAAGCATGACGGCAGCTTTAACGAAAGGTCGCTCTGCAATGGTAAGGGACTTAGCAATAATCTGCGAAGGTCCGATAGGAACAGCAGTGCCAAACCCTGGGACAGTTACTTGCAACAGTTGCATAAGACCTGTGCGGGACATTACGATGCGCGCATCCACGCTGGCGGCGATGTCTTGGCAAAGAGTGAGCAGATTCGTATTCCCATCTGCGTACACACCAATTGGCTGCGGGCACTGTGTATCGAATGCGGCAAGATTCGTAGCATCCAAATCTGCCGAAGTGAATCGAGATGAGGCACTGCCATACCCTGTTGCTAGCCTTTGAATCACTTTAGAAATCGTGTTAATGTACGTAGTGTTTTTATCACCTTGTACAGACACTGTGATTTCGCCAGCAGATGCTTGGTTCAGTGTGAACGTGCCTGTCGAGGGATGTACAGTGACACTGACAGGTTGCCCATTATCCCTTACTTCAAGGAAACCCTCGATAGGTCCATTGTGAACTTGATACGTGAGCGTGTTGCCAGTGATAGGATCAACAGGGGCCAACTGTGGAGTGATGTTGTGCACTTCACCAAAACAAAGGCTGACGACATTATCTTTGTTAGTTCCTGTTCCGCCAATCTTCTGATCGGTCACAGGTGCATTCAGTTGTTGAAGCTTATCCCGAATAGTGATCGTAAGAGTGTCATTGGAAGAACCTGACAGTGTCGCCACAATACCATTGAAGATTGGCTGGAAGTCAGCCCTAGCCCAACTAGGATCACCAATCCACGCCTTGATACTGCGATTGTCCCACACATCGTTCAGCCAATCGTCCCTCTCACCATTGTAGTTTGCTATCGTAATGTCTCCACCAGACATCCCACCTGTACCTGCAATATCTAGCACTTCAGTATATTGAATCCCACCAACAATGATGGGTTCGTAATACCTATTTGGTGTTGCATCTGTTGGAGACGTAACATAAGCTTTAGTGGAAAGATAGCGGGTAATTTCTGACCCGCCACTTTTCACATTTACTTCTACAATTACAATACGAGGGACGGTAGGATCACTTAGCCAAGAAGTAAAATCTACCATATTTTCCTTTCTTATCTACTCACCACTTCATACAGACCATTGCTATTTTTTGGCACGTTGATTACGGCTTTAACGATTTCCCCAATAGCAGTCGCAGCGGCGTGTTGACCGTCATACGTAGCAGCAGCAACATTGTTAAGACCTGCACTGTTGTTCTCATCGCTTTGTTGAATAGTTCCAACAAGGGATTTGAGTACAGTTAGAAGCTCTTGATTCGTTGTGCTATTGCTCGTTGCAGTGGTTGCCGGTGATGTGCCGTTAGTGAGATTGTTCAGGCTATTCAGAATATCAGTTGCTGTACCATTCAACGAGTTCAAACTAACAAGTTGGTTGTTGAGAGTGTCGAGTTGCTTCTGCGAATCGGAGATACCGCCATCTGCAAAGTTCTGAGCCTTGGCAAGTTCTGCTTCGACTTTATTGAAGATCGCTGTATAAGCGTCGCTGCTTGCGTACAGCGTGCGTGCAGCATCCAAATAGGATTGAGCAACATCGGTTACATTACCTTGTGCCGTAGTGTCACCAGACATTGCTTTGCTCAGCGTCGTATCAAACTGGCTTTGAGCACTTGCAAGTTTCTGTGCAGGGGTGAGCGGAGAGTTTGCACCCAACACCAAACCATCACGGAACTTCTGAACGTTGTCGGAGAATTGCTTCAGCTTGTCAATCGCACTTTGCAGCGAATCTTTTGCTGTTTGATTTGCTTTCGACAAACCATCAATTGCATTGCCGAATGTAGGAGCAAGAAACATCAGCTTATTGAACAGTGCAACACCAGAATCAGATGTGAGGTCCAAGCTGTCAACAACTAGCTTGAAATCTTCTTTAGTTTTGATGCTAGACAACCCCATTGAATTGAGCGCATCCTTGACAGAGCTAATCACAGGGGCAAGCTTTTCATTGTCCGTGTAGATAGAGTCCTCATAGGATTTCACAGCTTTTGTCAATGCGTCAGAGCTACCAAAACTATCTACAAGCTTTTCAGCTTGAGCAATTCCAGCAGCAGCTTGTGGCATTGTCCGACCGAGCACCTTGAACACATCGTTCACTTGCATCAGATCGTTTGCAACCCGCACAACTGTCTCCATCAGCCCTTCACCAACCTTCTGAAAATTTTGAAGATCGGAGAAAGCAAACTGTGCCATTTGGTCACCGAGCTTGGAGAACACATTGTTCAGTGCTGTTGTGATCTGGTCGCCAGACAAGCCTTTAAAGCTGATGTTGCCAATGTCAACAACGAAGCTTTTCAACCTCGCATTGAACGCATCACCACCGACTCCAAGAGCATTCGCTGCCGTTTGCAATGTTGAATACATGCTATCGATGACAGATGTGATTTGATTGTTTACATCCGAACCGAGGGAAGTTTTCTTTGTGTCGTGTTTATCCGAATGGAACCAACCTCCAGATGTCGTAATGTTCGCATATGACATGGCATTAGCGCCACTCGCCATCAGCGAACCAAGATCAGTCTTGCCCATCGTCACGCCGGAGTCGTCCAGATTTTGTTTGCCACCAAAGATCGATGTGCCAATCTTGCCGATAAGATTTCCTATAACAGGAATCTTATTAAGCACTGTACCAACCACATTACCAATAAGCGTTCCGATGCCAGGAAGAATCACACTTCCCACTGCACTCAAAGCACCTGTAAGTGCCATACCTGTTACAGTTTTTCCGAAGCCATTGTTTGTGTTCAGGTTGATGTCGGGATCTGTGACGTTTGCACTCTTTACAAGCTCAGCAGCAAATTTGCCAATGTTGTTGTTAAGCGCCTGCAAAGCGATTAGCATGTCATTCTGCACAACCAGCCCCAGGCCAGAGTTCTTCTCAGCAATCTTCAAAGAGTTTGCAATCGAATTACTCTTTTCACCAACAAGAACGACGTTAGTGCCATTGGTAATTGTCGGAGAGCCGAGAACAGTTCCTGTGCCTTGAATCTTTTGCTGGTCAGCAGCAGAGAAGCCTCCGCCACCTCCACCACCTGTCACTGCAACACCAAGCCCTGCCACAATAGCTGTCATTGCTGCCATACGAGCAAATGCTGTGTAAGGATCGCCTTCACCTTGCGTCAGAATTGCATTGACACCTTTAATCAGGGACAGAGCAACTTCAGCAGTGTGTAGCACCATAGCAGCTTTAGCCATTGCTTGATAGCCTGTGGAGCCTTTGTCGAAGAAACCACTTGCAGCATCAGCCATATTGCCGTACATGCCAACTTGGTTCTGAGCACCTTGCAATTGGATATCGTTGAGTTGCTTTTCTTTTTCTTGTACACTGAGTGAAGCATTCTCGCGCACAACACGAGCTTGATTAGTAAGGCTAATCTGGTCAGCTTGACCCTCTGCAAAAGCTTTGAACATCTTACCAGCGGCAGTTCCAGCATTGCCGAATGCAGATGTCAGGGATTTCTCAATCTCGCTTCCGATGTCTTTCCACATCCTAACTTGCTCTGTTGCCACTTTGGTGAGGGCAGAAGAACGTCCAGCAGCAGCAGTAATCTTAGCTTGAATTTCTTCCCAAGCTTTCTGGGCTTTAGCACGATCTTCAAGAGCTTTCTTTTCAGCGTTCAGTCGAATAACTTCCTCAGCGCTGCCTTCACCCATTGCGGTGATGGCGTCAATCTGCTGCTGCTTCCATTCGATTTCAGCTTTAGTGAACTCATCCTGCATCTGCTTCTCATTCGTGATAGCAGCCCGTGCTGCTTCTGGCACGCGGTTGTACGCATCAATCTTGTCTTGCAGCGCTTGAGTTTGAGAAGCAATTGTTTTGATAAACTGTGCCGCTTTAGCATCAGCATCATCTTGCTCTTTTTGTGCACGAGCAGCAGGGTCAGTTGCGGACCTATCTTGACGTGCTGTAGTGTCGGCTTCGTTACGTTCAATACGCTTACGGATTTCAGCACGCTTAGTAGCAGCATCCTCCATTAGGCGAGTATCTTTGGAATAGAAGTTATCAACCATATCCAACTGAGATTTTAGTGAAGCGTGCTCAAGTTGCGACTCGTTCTCAAGAAACTCTTTCTTAGCGTGGTCAGCGGCAGAGTTGGAGATTAGACGCTTTTGTTGGAGATCATCAATAAATTTGATTTGATTGTCGTAATAACGTTTGTCAATTTCGTATTTGGCGTTAGCTTCAGCCAAATGTTCATTGAGTCCAGCAAGGCCATCTGCTTTAGGCTTCGGAGCAGCCCTAACACTGTCGCGCTCTACCTGCTTTCGCATCATTGCGATACTATCGTCCGAAAGAGTATCACCCACCATTGCACGGAATGCCGGGTCGTTCTTTGCCCTTTCTTTTTGCTGTGCAATAATATTATCGAATCGGGCAAGGCGTTGCGTCAGATTCTCTTCACCTTTTGCACGCTCCATCAAGTTGCGCATGTAGGTCAACTGCTCATTAGCCAACCTATCCATTGTCCTCTTGTGACCTTGTTCAGCGGCGTTGTAGTTATCTTGAATAACTTTGTTTTGCAATTTGGCGAGTTCGTCTTGTAGCTCTTTGATACGTGTTGGCCCAACACCATTGTCTTTAGCATGCTGTAGCGCTTCTTTGGCAGCGTTAATCTGGTCTGTCATGTTGCCTTTATGCAGCAGATTATTCCAGAAATTAGATGCCTTCTCAGCGAGCGTGTCTAGCAGCAAACCCAGCGGCGTAAGCTGTGACTTCAATTCTGCCGCACGTTTCTTTTCTTCTTCTGCAAGAGCTGCAATAGCCACACGAGATGCACTTGCATGCTCGCCTTGACGTTCAAGTTGCATAATATGAGCAAGCACTGTTGGCTCAAGAAAGTGCATTTTCTCATCAAGTTGCATCGCTGCATTGGAAACATCCTTGAAGCCTTTGTCAGTAATCTTCAAAGGATTGCCAGCGAGCTTCTCAAATGCTGCGGCAGTTTTTTCAATCGATACACCACCATATTTCTCAAGACCTACGGCAGCTTCAGCAATAAGATTGATTTGGTCTGCTGTAAACTTCCCCGTCGAGGCAAGTGCTATGACTGCTTCGCGGGCTTTGCCGAATTCACCATACGCGGAGCCAATCTGGTTAGCCATAGTGTATAAGGCATCACCTGTAACGCCAGCAAAACCACCTGTTAGCACAACCTCTTTGTTGAGGTCTTTTAGGGCTTTTGCACTGTTGTTGTAGGTCATGATGGCGACACCTAGAGCAACACCAACAGCAACAATACCTCCAAGGAGGACACCGAATGACACCCCAACACCCTCCGCTGCTGCTCCCAATGCTTTCCAGATCGCTGGCATTACGTTGACACGCTCAGCCAACACAAGCAGAGAACCATAGAAACGATTCATCTGCCCCGTTGCCATCTCGTGCGTAAGAACAAGCAATTCGCGCGATGTGCCTGCTGTAGCAAGACTCAAACCTTCGTGAGCGCCTTTAGCATTTTTCAGCTTATTGATATACTGGTCAGCATCAGCAGTTACGCCCAACTCAGCGGCACGCTTCTTAAGAACTTCTGCGTTATACTCACGGAGTTCTTTTGTGGACATGCCCACAGTGTCAGCTTGCCGTTTAATTGTTGCAATAAAAGAAGCAGCCTCTTTGTCTGCGGCAGACGTTTGTGCAGCAGTTTGGCCCAATGCACGTGCTGCAACGTCTTGTGCACCACTCACAGCGCGTACACTAGCTACAAGCGCGTCAAAGCCAGCAGCGGCTTGTTGGGCAGCGTCTATTTGTTTCTTTGCAGCAGCTTGTGCACCGCTGCCAATGTTAGATGTACTTTTCTCAGCTTTCTCACCAGCCGTAGCTAAGTCGTTCAAGGCTTTCGTTGTTTCCACGATCCCCGACGAATTAACTACAACTGACAATGTAGATGCTTCTAATGCCATATCACTTCCCTCTTAAGAGATTTAGTTGTTCTCTGAATCGCATTGCTTGCGCAACACGGTCAATTTCGTCTTCCGCCTTCCTCTCTACATAAGGAGCAGGGCGTTGAGGGTCTGTTGCTTTGTGAGACTCGGCACAGTAAGCTTCAGACATTTTCTTGAGTAGTTCTTTTTCGAATAGCAGCATCGGTATTTCGTTTACGTCGATAAATGCTTGAATCTCTAGCCAAGAGAGGGGAGAAATACCCATCCCACTTTGTGTACACTGGCCCGACAAAAAGTAATAGCCCAACAGGTACTCAAAAGCCGGTGGGATTTTAGGCAGTTGAATCTCTGTTGGGCTTTTGATGAGGTTGCCTTCATCGTCTCGACTGCCCAAAGATATACCTTGGGCCATTTCAATACGGCTCTTATCTGATCCTTTTGGCGACGCGCCGAGCCATGCGAGTTGTTTACAATATGTAGTAAATAACTCGTTTATTGCTTCAAAAAACTTTCAACCGAAACCACAGCGTCCGAAACCTGCGAACGAATCCACCCAAGCCCTTTATCATTGTACAGCGCAACATATGCTTCACGGTTATCCAGAGGAGCACCGTTATATTCCATATTCTTAACTTCGACGGTAAGATCAGCAAGGAATTCTGCAGAGTTGGCGATTGTCTCAACGTACGTGGTGTCGCTGTTTTGAGCACGCTTTTTATTGCGGCGAGTCATCTTGTCCACGGCAATACCGTATTGACGAGCGGCCTCACCGTACAACACGAACGTGACAGGCGCACCTTCTTCACCAACGACTTCGCCAGTTGCAGGGTGCTTCAGAATCAGTTCAGTGGTAGGGGCCAGCGACAGACTTTCAATTTTAAACATTGTTATTTCCTTTGGTAGAGTTATGCTTCTTGTGAAGCGAGATTAGAGCTATGTTGCTCTTTGAGTTGTTGCGAAATTAATTGTTCGATTCGATTTAGAAGTGTTGCGAGGTTTACGTTATAAAATGTTTCTTTGTAACCGTCAAATTTCTCGTACGGCTGTCTATACTGCTGTTTCATTTCTCGTAACAAGAGCGTTTCCATGTCTCTAGGTATTGTCCCATCTTCGAAATAGTACGATTTTATTACTTCAAAGTTCTTGCAAGATTCTCTTGATACAGACTTGCAGCGGATTTGCGGCGCTCTATTTGTTATGCCAATCTTAGTAAGTTCATCGACGTTTAAGACATATAGAAAGCCGGACTTACCTGCTTTATATCCAGCTTGTGCACAGTCAGGGCACCCACCATTTCCATCGGGGTGAATGTGAAAATTTGGTGTGACTTTGAACCACCGGTTATGCTCTAAACAACGAATATCAACTTTAAGATTGCTTTTTATGTAGTCAACTCTAGAGTAGTCAAAAGATTTACCAAATTTGTTGCACGCATCTTCAATGAATTTTTCTGTGCTACTTCTATTCTTAATGCCGCCTCTAATTTTTGAGCACTTTGGACAACCCGCACCTTTTATATGCCCGCTTGCAGTTGTATTGAACTTTTCTTGGTGCACATCGCAAAATAGCTCCAACGTGGTATTCTTAATACCCCTCCAGTCATTTTTAACGTGATCATAAGAGAACTTTCCCGCATGCACAGCAGTGGATTCTTCTACAAATGCTTCAAAACTTACTTGGGAGCGTTTTCCGTTTTTCTTGTACCCGCAGTCTTTGCAACCCTGCCCACACAGATGCGCCTCTGGCGTTATGTAGAAAAATTTAGAGCAGGCATTGCAATAAATATCAACTTTGATATCGCTTCTTACATATGTTGTGCGGGCGTAGTTATAAGCTTCGCCATGAATGTTCTTACTTTGCTCAAGAAATTCCTCTTGAGTAATTCTGTGATTCAGTCCGTTCTGCTCCCAAGCACATCTGGCGCAGCCCGTGCCTCTCATAAATGTGGAGGCATTTGCTTCAAAGGTTCCGTGCGTGAGACAACCTACGATAACTTTAGACTTTGAATTTTTATAGATTATTTGGTCTAATATGTAGGCGTTGCCGTGGGCTTCGATGCAACGATTTAAAAATTCTTCCTGTGTTAATTTCTTTGCCATTTGTGTACCTTCATGTGATACACTTAAGGCGGGAGCAGGGTAAAGGCCACTGCTCCCATAAGTGTGCAGAAAATTCCTGCTAAAACTTATTAATAGGTAATGATTGTGTTGTCGATTTCGACATCGACGTTCCACTGAAGGATATTGTCGCTATTGCCCACATTGGTTTGCATGCTTGTAATGACGCCCGTAAATGCGTCGGTTTCGCCGAGGGCTGTAGGGTAAACAACCTTGAATGCCCGTGGCTGGTGGTCTGCGAAAGCCGCAGTGATTGCAGTAGCATCTGCACCAATGTGCCGCGCAATCTGCAACGATACAGTGCCCATGTCCACAGAACCAACACGCTTGGCGACAATATTTGTGTCAATCGGTGTAAATTTGACCACATTAGCCTTACCGCCGAATGCGCCTAGCGAACTCACGTCACCAAGAGCAACCCACGTCAATGCCCCAAAACCTGTTTCATCGTATGTGGTCGGGAGGGTGGCACTCATGTAAACTTTAGTACCAGCAGAAGTAATAGAAAGCGAACCGCTCATTTGTATTTCCTTTATATTAAATAATCTTTTGCAAAAGATGCTTGTTATACGGCATAAGCCATATCTTGTTCTTAGGCTTCTTGCCTATATTTAACTCTTACAGCAGCCATCCTAAATTGCGTATCAATCATTGCACTGCTAATGTTAGGAGGTTGCTCTACAGAGAATGTTGTATAACGTTCTTTATCTGCGACAGGAAACAAAGCAGCAACATCCCACGTAAGATTGTCAAGAGCCTTCATGCCCTTTCCATCTGGCACATACACATTGATCTGGATCGTGCCGTATGTTCTTGTACGAGTTGCATCAATAGTTGCAGTGGTCGTAACACTATTAAGAAACACAATCTCCAGCCAAGGAATGCCTGTAGGTTTAGTGAACGCTTTACCTTCAAGTGCAACAGGGATCGCAGGACTTTGTTCTGCTGCAAACGCAGCAATAGCTGTCTCAACTTCTTGTCGGATATTCATTGTAAGTCTGCTTTCATGCCAAGTAACGATGTGGACACAGGCGCGTAATATCTACGCATACCTGTCCAAGTCCAACCACTCATGGGGTCTTTACCGGCAGGCCAACCTGCATATTCCACTCGGAACGCATAATTAAGATTATTAGACATTGACACGAAGCCGTCCTTGCCATAGAATGCCTTAGACGTTTTAACGATGCTGTCAATCCTAGCCAAGCTATCGCTGCCGTTGCTCGTCACACCTGTAATAGATGTATCAAACGAGTTCACAGCAGGGAACCAGTTGGCAACGAAATGTCCTGCCACATATGGTCCATCGCCAACATGGGGGGAATTGTTTACAACGCGGTAGAACAGCTTGTAGGCAACGTCAGTGATCTTGTCGTTCACTTCAGTCTGTACACGTTCGATGTTAGATTTTAGAGAGTCTAGAAAACTTCCCATATGTCTCCCTTACAGAAACGAATTATAGCATTGAACAACAATCTTGTCAATTTTACGCCTGCACAACATACGATCCGTCAAGAGTCACTTGAGAGTAACCATCTGCGCGCACGGACACAGAATATGAGTAGAAACCTACATCAAACGGTGCAACCTTGAAGGACACGAAGCCTTTCATCTCTTGACTTA